CCTACACCGCACACCCCTGCACCTGCCTGCGCTGCACCGACAACCACGACCTGCCCGGTGTGCGCTTCGCCCTGAAGGACACCAGCGGCAACACCGCCGTGGCCTGCGTACGCCCCCGCTCCATCACCCCCGCCTGAAGGAGAACCCCATGGACACCACCCCCACCCAGCCCATGACCGCCGCCCGCCTGGCCGCCGTCGAAGCCGCACTGAACAGCCCCGCCGGACTCTCCGACCAGGACGCCCGCGCCCTCCTCGCCGAGACCAGGCGCGCCCGCGCCGACGCCGACGAGCAGCACACCGAGGCCGACTACTGGCGTGAGGGCTACCGCCTGGCTACGGGCCTCAGCCACGGCGTGATCGGCGCCATCATCGCCGTCCGCGAGGCATCCAAGGTCCATCCCCGGCCCTGCTCGTTCCCGCACGAGGCATGCGACTGCGACGCCTGACACCGCGCGCACCGCCGTCCCGCCGCATACCCGCGGCGGGCCCCCGGCGCCGCCGTTCCGTCGAAACGCCGCGCGCCACCCCCGGCCGCGCGCATCATGAGCCACCACCAACCCTTGGGGACACCATGCGCACCCGAACCACCACCGCCACCCTGCTGCTCGCCGCCGCACTACTCCTCACCGGATGCAGCAGCGACAATGAGCCCGACGCCAAGCCGGACACCAAGACCAGCACCACCGAACCAGCGGACACGCCCGAACCAGCTGAGCCGCTCACCCTCGGCAAGACCTGGGAATGGGAAAGCGAAGACGAGAACGGACCCCTCACCGGCAGCACCACCGCGCTCGCCTACCGGCAGCCCATCACCGGCATCACCCCGCCCGACGTGGACGGCAAGACGGGCGAGGTGTGGGGCCAGGTCGAGGCGAAGCTTTGCGTCGACACCGGTCAGGTGATGGTGTCGCAGTTCCCGTGGTCGATCGCGTTCGCCGACGGCGCGCGGGTGGAGGTGACCGGCTCGACCGGTGGTGACCTCCCGCGTCCGGAGTACCCGATGGACGTCACGGTGAAGGCGGGTGACTGCGTGCGCGGGCTGATCATGTTCCCCGTGCCGGAGGGCCAGCGGCCGGAGCGGATCATCTACGCGCCGGACAGCGAGAACGGCCCGGCCGAGTGGGCTGTGCCAGCGATCGGTGCGGGCCGGTCGGTAGGCGCTGTGCTCGGTGGCCTGGCCGGGTGGCCGGTGGCCCTGTCGTAGCCGCACCGCCGGATGGCACAGGGCCCCCGCCAGTTCCCGCGGCGGGGGCCCTGCCGCGTGCTCGGGCCTGTCGTAGGCTGCGTGCGGGAGAGTTGCCGCCACGCCCTTGCGGGTGTGGCACCGGCCGCCTGGGAGACCATGTCCCCGGGCGGCCGCTCCGCGTTGCGGCCGCCCCGTGCTGCGATCCTGGCCGCATGTATGAATACGCCGCCCGCCTCATCCGGGCGACCGCCGCCGACCACGACATCCTCATCGAGGACGGCCCGGACGGACCGCTCATCCGCTACCGGGAGTACGTCCTCGACGACAGCGGTAGCAAGCTCGTCGACCCGTTCGATCCGGAAGAGGTCCGTACGGAGGAGCGCACGGTGCCGCTCGTGGTGGAGCCGCCGGAGGACTGGCCGGTGTACACGAGGCCGCATCGGGAGCGCCCGTAGCCCGACCCCGACAGCACTGCGCCCCGCCTCCGGGAAGAGACGGGGCGCAGCAGTGTTGCGGGGCTACTCGGCGTCGCGGAGCGCGATCTGCTCGAAGCGCAGCGGCGCGACTCCGTCAAGCTTCCCGTGCAGGTACCGCAGGCCCTTCACCGTCACCCGGATCTGCGGCTTCGCGAGGACGGGCTCACCGGTCTGCGGATGCTTGTACGTCCGGGGCCGCTCGACCAGGTGGGCCGCGTGCTTGGCGTAGGGGATACCGCGCTGGTCGATCATGCCGAGGGAGCGGAGGGTCTTCAAGAGGCGCTGCTGCCCGGTGCTGATGTTGGGATCACGATTGAGGATATGGGCGGCGTCGCGGAGGGAGTAGTCGCCCTTGACGTCGGCGAGGGTGTCCCACGCCTTCGCCGACGGGGCGAGCTCGGCAGCATGCTGCTCGGCGATCTCCGCGCGGGCCTCTGCGACCAAGCGGCCTTCCTCGGACTCGATGGCGGCTCGGAGCGCTTCGAGCTTCGTCATCTCCCGGGGCGCCGGACGCGTCTCCGCCTCACGCGTACGGACCGCGAAGTACGTCTGCGCAGCAGCGATCTCCGGCTTGTTCGGGTCGCCGTTCATCGCGAGGAGGTACGCGGCCATGCGGCTCAGCTCGTAGTCCTCGCGGCCCTGGTCGCCGAGGTTACCCGATCGGGTAACCTGGCTGACCTGCGAAAACTCGCGCTCGACGTCAAGGCCCTGATTGCGGGCCGCAGCCATGGCGCGGTTGAGCGGGACGGACATGGTCTGCCAACGGCTGTAGCCCATGAGGGGCTGCATGCCACGGGCGGACCAGTACTCGGAGTCGTCCGGCCGGGTCCGTCGGATGGTGTCGAACGGCGATGCGCCGCTTTCGGGGATTGCTACGCTCACGGGAGCGCCTTTCTCTTGTAGGGATCTGGTTGCTCTCGGCCGGGCGGTCTTCGACACCGCTCGGCCGTTCCTATTCGGCCGACGGTTTGTCGGGCTTCTTCCTCGGCCGCTTCTTCGGCGGCGGGTTCTTCTGGGTCCTCGGGTTCGTCACCCCCGTCATGATCTGGCCGACGCGCGCGACGCTGATGCCGAACTCGGCAGCGATCTGCCGGTAGGTCATCCCCCCCTTGTTGAGCTCCTCGAACGCCGTCTTACGCATGGCCCTGATCTGGGCGTGCTGGTCAGGCCATTGGTCCAGAAGCTCTGACAGATCACGCGCCCTCTGCCTGGGGTCAGCGATCTCCCTGAGTGCGTCGATGGCGTCGGTCACCCGCTCGACCTCCTCGCTCGACACGGCAGCTCCCTCTCTGTGGAGCGCCTTTCCATCGTTGCGTGTTCAGAGTACTCTGAACAAGGCGATGGAGGAAGCAGCTCCGTCGTCGCCAATGGAACGGCCCCGGTCGGAGTTCGAGCTCCGGCCGGGGCCAGCCATCCACTGCACTACCAGGAGATGACCACGTGGATCGTAACGACGCACCCACACCGCCGCCTAGTGCCGCGCTGCGTGAAGACCTCGCCGCGCACCACCGCCTGGCCGCCGCCCTCTACGCAGATGCCGCCCGCGAAGCAGGCGACAACGGCGACACCGCCCGCGCCGCCGACTACGCCGGACGCGCCGCCCACAACCGCACCCAGGCCGCCGAGCTCACCGACGGCGGCCAGCGATGACCCAGCAGCCCGAGCCCGAGCCCGTCGAGCCCACAACCCTCGACCACTGCCGCGCCGACTACGAGTCCGCAGCCGCTACCCGGACCCGCCTCGACCAGCAGTGGGCCGACGAGAGGGACCAGCTCTGGGACCAGCCGACAGGAGACAGCAATGACTGACGGACAGCCCACCGAAGCCGAACGCGTCGCCGCCATGCACGCCGAAGACGCCGACGCCTACGCCGCAGCCGAAGCCCTCCGACAGGCGCAGAACCACCGAGACGACGGCAACCTGCAGGCCGACGAGCGGAGCGGTCGATGAGCCGACACCCCAGCCTCGGCGAACCCGGACGCACCCACATCCCGCCCACCACCGACGCCGAGCGCGTACAAGGCCAGATCGACCGCGGCGAGGTCCGCGCCGACGCGGACGCCGCCCGGGAGATCGCCGCACGCATCGAAGCCGAAGGCGGCTTCTGGGCGCCACGCGAAGGCGGCACCCAGTGACCGGATGGCCGGCGCCGGCCTTCGCAGCCGAAGAACAGCACCGCGCCGACGGCATGGCCGCACGCGCCGCCGAAATCGCAGCCAACCCGGAGCATCCATCCCGCGGCTCGCTGCCGCTGTACCAGCAATGCGCCCGCCAGACCTAAGACACACCCTGACCCAACCGGCCGGGCCCGCCACCCGCGGGCCCGGCCACCCCAACCCCCGGGAGCACACCGTGCGCCGCATCCTGAACAGTCCGCTCGCCCGGTGGGGATTCCCTGCACTCGCCGTCCTCGCCGCCACCACCCACCAACCACTCGCCGCGATCCTCTGCGGCGCGGTCGCCGCACTCGCCTGGAAGGCCCGCCGCCGATGACTACTTTTGCGCCAGACCGCTCCATGCGCCGCGCCTCCGTGCGCCAGCTGGCGCAGCGCGGCATGAGCCACCGCGCCATCGCAGCCCAACTCGGCGTCGGCAAAGACACCGTGCGCCGCGACCTGGCGCAACTGGCGCACGGCGGCGCACCCGACACTGGCGCACTGCGCCACGACCCGGCGCACGGTGACGCGCCAGCCGATGCGCCACCCCCAGCGCCCACCGCCCCGGATCATGCGCCAGCCCCGCCACCTGCGGCGCACCCGGCGCAACCCGATGCGCCCCCCGCGGCACAACAGCTCGCCCTACCCGGCGCACACCCAAGCGCCATCCGCGCCATCGAAGCCCTACGCGCCATCAACCCCGACACGATGCGCCACCACCCGCGCCAGACACGCGACACCCACGCAACCATCCGCGCCACCATGGCGCGCGCCACCAGCCTCCTGGCGCACCTTGGCGCATGCGACCCCATCCAGGCGCAGCAGCTACGGTTCCTCGCCGGCCAGTTGTGCGCCATCGCCGACGCAGGCGACACCCAGTGACCGGCCAGCAGCCCGTGGCGGGCACTGCACTCCCGCCGCTGCCGCACGATCTCCCGGCCGGCTACACCCGCGCCGAGCCGTGGCTACCCGTACCGCCACCACCCGACTGGTGGCACCGCCTCTACGGACCCACCGGCACCAGCGACCCCATCAACCCGCAGGAGACCCGGTGATCGCCTTCATATGGCTCTGGCCGACACTCGCCATCCTCGGCGCACTCGGTCTCATGGCCTGCTCCCGCCGCGAACCCAGCGGCGCCCTCAGCCAATACCTGCTCCCCGCGGTGCGCACCGTCGCCCTCATCACCGTCGCCGGGCTGTACGTGGCCGTCCTCTTCCAAGGAACACCCTCTTGATCAGCTACCACGGCATCGGCTACTGGGCCCTGCTCATCGGGCTGCCCCTCGCCCTGCTGCTCCGTGTCCTCCCGCGCGGCTCGGCCGCCCACCAGACCGGCGCCCGCGTCCTACTCGCCGGACTCACTCTCATCGCCGCGCTCGTCTACTTCTCGTACTGAGGAACCACCGATGCCCATCACGCTCGCTGTCCCCACCGCCCCGGCTGTACCGTCCACTATCGGCGGCTCCGTCCCCATGTCCGTCCTCGTCCTCGTCCTCCTCGGCTTCGGTGTCTGGTACGTGATCAAACACAAGAAGGCCAGGCCAGCGCCGCTCATGCTGGGTATCTGCTTCGGTCTCATGGCATCCGGCACCATGATCGGCAGCATGGTCTCGCAGATGCTCGGCAGCCTGGGCGGCATGATCGTCAGCCTCGCCAGCGGCGTCTAAACCGTGCACGACCCGGACGCGGACACCCAAGACCTCACCGAAGCACTCGCCGCCCTACGCGTGGCCCCCGCGCCATGCGGCTGCTGGCACCACCAGCACACCCTCGCCCCGCACGCGGACCGGCTATGCCGCGGCACGACCGCACTGCGGGACCGCGGCCTCCACTACATCAGCGCCGGAGGCTGGCGTTCCGCGCTGTGGCGGATCGCCGGTATCGGCGCGGCCGGGTGGCTCGGATGGCGCGTAGCCGAGCAGGCGCCGTACCTCCTCGCCCCGTCCAGCATCGCCTGGTGCGTCGCCGCATGGCGGGCCGGCGCACCAGGCCCGGTCGTCGAACCGTCGTGTGAAGAGCGGCGCCGCATCCTGGTGGTGTCCATCGAGCAGATGATGGGCGACCGGCTCGGCCTGCACCTCGCCGAGCTGTACGACCGGCTCCGGGAACGCCCCGCACTGGCGCACCTCGCGGACCGTGAACTGCGCGCAGCCCTCGACCACTACCGGATACCCGTCCGCCCGCAGGTGCGCTCCGGCGACCGCGGCGGCCGGTCCGGCATCCACCTCGACGGCCTCGCCCCTCCCCTAGACGGCAGCGGGCCCCTTCCGGGGTGCGTAGAGCCCGTGACCTGCGATGTAGACCAGCAACCGGCCGCTGTAGAAGGGCCGTAGAGCGCTTGTAGACCAGGCGCCCATCCCGATCAACCGAGACAGGAGCAGCACCGTGCCCCTTCCCAAGGACATGCCCATCCGCGACGAGCAGCGCGCCGAGGACGAGCCGCAGCACTCCCGCCAGTACGCGGCCAGCACCGGAGGATGGACCAAGCCCACCCAGCCCGAGCCGGAGAAGCCCTGACCCGCTTGACCTAATGTCCTGTCATACCCCATCCTGATGCCGCGTCCACTTAGTGCGCCCAAAATCCGACCACACGGCCCCCGCCCCTCACCCGGGCAGGGGCCGCGCTGCGTCACAAGACCACTCGCGGCGGTGAGTGGGGTGGGCAGGAAAGGCCGCCCGGCCAATACCGCCGGGCGGCCCGCCACACGGGGAGGAACCCTCATGGACCAGCCCCGCGAACCCGGCGGACGCTTCGCCTACACCCTCGAAGCCACCCACCGCGACGCCGAAGCCGTCACCCTCCGCGCCCAAGGACTGGGCTTCCGGCAGATCGCCGACCAGCTCGGCTACGCAGACAAAGGCGAAGCATGGCGCGGCGTCCAACGCGCCCGCAAAACCATCCTCCAAGCACCCACCGAAGCACTGATCCGGGTCGAGGCCGAACAGCTCGACGAGCTGTACACCGCGGCACTGGAAGTACTGGAGCGGGACCATGTGATGGTCTCCCACGGCAGAATCGTCTGCGACGACGACGGCGAACCACTCCTCGACGACGGGCCGAAGATCGCCGCGATCCGCGAGCTCCGCGGACTCCGGGAGAGCTACCGCAAGCTCTTCGGACTGGACGCCCCGTCCCGTGTGTCCGTGGACGCTGAGAAGCTCGGCGCCGAGATCAGCAACCTCCTAGGCAGCATCAGCCAGGGAGGCAACGGTGCCGACAGCGCCGGAGATTGACCGCATCCGCCACGAGATCAGCCAGCTCGTACGCGCCGGCGACACCACCGGGCTCCGCGGAATCCGCGACCAACTGAAGAGCGCGATCGACCGCCAGAACCTCACCGCCCGCGCCGCCCGCTACGCCGACGACCCGGTCCGCTGGGTGCGGGAGCGCCTCGGCCAGACGGTGTGGTCCAAGCAGGGCGACATCCTCAACAGCGTGCGGGACCACAGGCGTACCGCGGTGCGCTCCGGGCACGGCGTGGGAAAAGCCATACGGCTTCGCTGGCAGCATGCTGGTGGCTCGACACCCACCCGCCCGGCGAAGCCTTCGTAGTCACCACCGCCCCGACGTACGCGCAGGTCCGGGCGATCCTGTGGCGCTACATCCGCCGCAACCACAAGGCCGGACAGCTCGCCGGCCGGGTGAACCAGACCGAGTGGCACATCGACGACGAGATGGTTGCGTTCGGCAGGAAGCCAGCTGATCATGACGAATCCGCGTTCCAGGGCATCCATGCCCGGTACGTGCTGGTCATCGTCGACGAGGCGTGCGGCGTGCCTGAGCAGCTGTGGGTGGCCGCCGATGCGCTGACCACCAACGCCGACTGCCGCCTGCTCGCTATCGGCAACCCGGACAACGCGGCCTCGGCTTTCAGGCGCGTGTGCGCCCCGGGCTCTGGTTGGCACACGCTCAGCATCTCCGCATTCGACTCCCCGAACCTCACCGGTGAGGAAGTGCCGCCCGAGGTGGCGCTGGCCCTGGTCGGCCGCGAGTGGGTGGAGGAGAAGGCACGCGAGTGGGGCGAGGACAACCCCCTCTACCGCTCGAAAGTCCTCGGCGAGTTCTCCGAAGACTCCCCGAACCAGATCGTCCGCGCATCCGACATCGCCGCCTGCCGCATCAACCCCGAGACCCGGACAGCGCTCGCCGACCTGGAACCGGTAGAGCTCGGCGTCGACGTCGGCGGCGGCGGCGATGAGACCGTGATCCGCGAACGCCGCGGCGCCCGGGCCGGCAGGGAGTGGCGGGCGCACACGGACCGGCCGGAGACGATCGCCCCCATGGTCCTCGCGGCCATCCGGGAGACCGGTGCGACCGCGGTCAAGGTCGACAGCATCGGCGTCGGGTTCGGTGTGATCGGCGAACTCCGCAACTCGGCCTCCCGCGGCGAGCACAAGGCGCACATCCGCGCCGTGAACGTCAGCGAGAAAGCGTCCCGTCCGGACAAGTTCGCCAACCTCCGCGCCGAGATCTGGTGGGAGATCGGCCGCGGCCTGTCCGAACGCCACGGCTGGGACCTGTCCTCCATGGACAACGCGGACGTCACCCTCGCGCAGCTGCTGGAACCGCGCTGGGACGCGGACCCGCAGGGCCGTATCCGGGTGGAGAAGAAAGACGAAGTGATCAAGCGGCTCGGCCGCAGCCCGGACAATGCGGACGCATTGCTTTTAGCGTATTTCAGCGCAGGTCGGACACGCGTCCGCTGGCTTTGAGGAGGCGCCGCGTGAGCAGGCTCCGCAAGCTCATCCCCCTCTGGGCGCAGGCCCGCACCAGCGTCCTCACCGTCGCAGGGTTCGGGTCGCTGACCGCCTCGGCATGGACCGCGTGGGGCACGGCGGCTGGCCTGGCTGTGGGCGGGGTGTCGTGTCTGGTGCTGGAGTTCCTCGGCGGTGATGACGGGTGAGGTCCCCGCTGCGCGCCATCGGCTCCCTGGTCAACCGGACGCCGGTGCCGTACGTGTCCGGCCGGAACCTCTCGTTCCCGTGGCGGCACTTGACTGGTGCTGAGGCGCAGATGCGCGCCATGGGCACGGTCGGTACGCTCTTCGCGATCGTCAACCGCACCTCGAATGCGACCGCGCTGGTCGACTGGAAGCTGTACCGCAAGGCCCGTTCCGGCCGGCCGGAAGACCGGGTCGAGGTCACGGCCCACGCGGCACTGGACCTGTGGCAGCGGCCGAACCCGTTCATGACCCGGCAAGAGCTCGTCGAGACCGTGCAGCAGCACGTCGACCTGACCGGCGAGGGCTGGCTGGTCATCGCCCGCAACCCCCGATCGCCCCTGCCGCTGGAACTGTGGCCCGTCCGCCCGGACCGTATCCAGCCCGTGCCGCACCCGGTCGACTTCATCTCCGGCTACCTGTACACCGGCCCGGCCGGTGAGCAGATCCCCCTGCGGGTCGAGGACGTCATCCAGATCCGGATGCCGAATCCGCTGGACCCGTATCGGGGTATGGGCCCCGTGCAGTCGATCATGACTGAGCTGGACGCCACCAAGTACAGCGCGGAGTGGAACCGGAACTTCTTCCTCAACAGCGCGGAGCCCGGCGGGATCATCGAACTCCCCAACGTCCTCTCCGACCCCGAATGGGACCAGCTGCAGGCCCGGTGGGCCGAGCAGCACCAGGGCGTCAGCAACGCCTTCCGCGTCGCGTTCTTGGAGCACGGCGTATGGAAGGACCGCAAGCTCACCCAGAGGGACATGCAGTTCGCGGAGCTCCGCAGCGTGTCGCGCGATGTGATCCGCGAGGCGTTCGGCGCACCGGCGTTCGTGCTGGGTGAGGTCGGCGACGTCAACCGTGCCACGGCTGAAGCATCCAAGGTCCTGTTCGCGGAGCAGCTTACGATTCCCAGGCTGGAGCGCTTCAAGGGCGCGCTCAACAACGATCTCCTTCCCCTGTACGGGCCGGATGCGGCCCGGATGCTGGAGTTCGACTACGCCGACCCGGTCCCGGCGGACGCTGAGGCACGGAATGCTGAGCTCACTGCGAAGGCCAATGCCGCGAAACTCTTCATCGACGCCGGGTTCGCCCCCGCATCGGTGGCCGAGGCGCTGGACCTGCCAGAGATGCAGTACGCCGGGGCTCCCGCCCCGGCGCAGCAGCCGACGCCCGCCGCGCCCACGGCCCGCCCCGCCCCGGCCGCCAGGCTGGACATCCACCACCACACACCCGTGGCCCGAGCCCGCAGCGTCCGGCCACCGCGCGCCCAAGACGACAACAGCGAAGACGACGACGAGCAACTCGACACAGTCCGCGAACAGCACGCCGCCGCCCTCGCCCAGTTGCTCGACGACTGGGACCCGATCGCCGAAGCGCAGTACACGGAGCTCGCCGAGCAGATAGAGCAGGCCGTCGACGACGGAGACCCGGCCGCACTGGCGTCGCTGACAGTCGACAGCGACGACGCGGCCGGGGTCCTGCGCCGGGCACTGGGCGGCATGGCCACCACCGCGGCCGAGCAGATGGCCGCGGAGGCCGCCGAGCAGGGCGTGAAAGTACGCCCACCGAAGATCGACGCCGGGCTGCGAAACGCGTTCGGCTCCGAGCTGGTAGAGATCGCCAAGGCGACGGCCGCGTTCCTCGGCGCGGACATCGCAGCATCCGCAGGGCGCGAGGCGCTGCGCCTCCTCACACCGGGCGCAGCAGGCCGCCAGGTTGCCGAGCAGGTCGTCGGGTTCCTACGCGGTCTGAAGAACTGGTTCCGCCGCGACCAACTGGCGGGCGGGCTGCACCAGGCGCAGAACACCGGCCGCATCGCAACGCTGGAAGCCGCACCAGTCGCCACGTACAGGGCTACAGAGCGGCTCGACGGCAACACCTGCGGCCCATGTAAAGCGATCGACGGAACCGAATTCGAAGACCTCGCAGCCGCCCGCGCCGCATACAGCACTGGCGGCTACCAGCAGTGCGAAGGCGGCATCCGCTGCCGAGGAACCATCGTCGCGGTCTGGGAATAGATCAGCCAAGGACGGGAGTAGCCAATGCCTAAGAGCGTGCGCCCTGCCGTGCCCACTCCCGACGGGCGCGAAGAGTGGTACCGCATCAGCAACAGCCTCGACGAAGGCGGTTCGCCAGTCGCCTCCATCTCCCTGTATGGGGACATCGGGTCATGGGGAATTTCCGCTGCCTCGTTCGTGGACGAACTGAAGGCGATCGACGCACCCGAACTCAGGCTGTACATCAGTTCTCCCGGGGGCGAAATCTACGACGGCTTGGCCTGTTACAACGCGCTCCGATCCCATCGTGCCCGCGTGATCGTGCAGGTTGATTCCCTCGCTGCGTCGATCGCTTCCGTCATTGCGATGGCCGGAGACCGGGTGATCATGAGTCCGCATTCACAACTAATGATTCATGACGCCGCGACGGTCGCTCAGGGCAACCCCGAAGAGCTGAGGGAAATGGCGGACTTCCTCGACCGCCAGAGTGACAATATCGCCGCCGTATACCAAGAGCGCGCGGGTGGCACGGTGAAGCAGTGGCGGTCGAAGATGAAGGCGGAGACCTGGTATTTCGCTGATGAGGCGGTCGCGGCCGGGCTGGCCGATGAGGTCGCGAAGCCGATGCGTATGCCGCCTGATGAGGATGAGGACATGCCCGGCATGGACCGGGCGTTGGCCGCGTCGTGGGACTTGAGGGTCTACAACTACGCGCACGCCAGTCGTGAGGATGCGCCCGCCCCGGAGCTTCCCCCGGTCGACACCGCGTCGCCGATGCATCACACGTCGACTGTCGACTCGCCGTGGGACGGGTCGGTGCAGGAGCGGCGGCTGCCGTCGCCGATGACGGTGGCCACGGCGAAGAAGATGTATGGCTGGTACGACCAGAGCATGGTCGAGAACGGCGAGCTGCCCAAGTCTGCGGGCAAGCTCCCGCACCATGAGGTCGACGGTGACGGCACCCCGGGTGCTGCGAATCTGGCCGGGGTGCGTAACGCGTTGGCCAGGTTGCCGCAGTCCGACATTCCGGAGGCGCAGCGCGCCGCGGTTGAGGCGCACCTGCGGGCGCACCTCGCCGACGGTGGCGGCGGTGAGGAAGACCAGGTCGGCGCCGCGCCCGTGGCCGTGGCGTTCGACCCGGCCGCGTTCCGGGCCGCCACGGTGGCGGCGCTCGACCCGATGCCCGGATACCAGCCGGAGCACATGCGGTCGCTGATGGCCGGTGTAGCGGGTGACGCCCCAGCGGCGCCGCCCCCGGTCCGGGCCGCGGCCGTGTACGTGCCGCCGCCGGTCGACGTGGCGCCGGGCGTGGAGCCGCGGCAGGTCGCGGTCGACTACTGGCGCAGCCTGTTCACGGCCGCCGCGAACGACGCACCGGCCGCCCCGACCCGGGACCGGCCCGCACCCGCGGCTCCGGAGCCGCTGGTGGTGTACGTTCCGGAGCCGCCGCCACCGGCCGGGCAGGTCCTCGCCGACTACCTGCGTGCGGTGATGACCGGCGTCGCCAACGACGCACCAGCACCAGCCCCGCCCGCCGTACCCGAGCTGGGCGCACCAGACCCTGTCCCCACGATCGACCGAACGGCCTTTGGCCGCGCCCTACTGGAGGCACGACTGTGACTATGACCATGATCCGGGGGCAGCGCGAGGCTGTGGTGTCCCGTACTGTCCGGGGGCAGCGCGACGATGTCGTGTCCCACCTGCGTCAGCGGATGATCGCCCGGGCCGGGATCGACCCGCGGATGGTTGGGAAGGTCTTCAACCGGGCCGCGAACCCGGCCGCCCCGGCGGGCGCCATCGACCCCGAGCGCATGACCATCCCCACCAGCCAGGCGGGGCTGGAGGAGATGCTCGGCGACGCGGCGAAGATGCAGCGCGTCTTCGCCCAGCCCGAGGCGTTCGGCGAGTTCATCACCAACTACGCCCGCAACACCCACGCCCGCGACCTCAGCATTGCGACGCAGGTCAAGGAGCAGACGGAGCAGGTCCTCGCGAACTGGCTGCGGGAGAACCAGCCCGAGGGCGTCGACCGGATCGACCTCACCCCGCGCGCGGTCGCCCAGACTGGCAACGCCCGCAACCACCTGCACAATCCACGCGCCATGGGCGCCGTACTGGACCGCGAGTTCAAGAACAGCGCGGAGTACTTCCAGACGATCTGGCACAACGCCAACCGCACCGCGGACATGCAGGCGAAGCTCACGAGGGTCCGCAACGCCTTCTCCAGCACCGTCCCCAGCGAGGGCGGATTCCTCATCCCCGAGGTGCTGCGTAGCGAGCTGCTCTCCGTGGCGCTGGAGATGAGCGTCGTCCGGCAGCGCGCCCGCGTCATCCCGATGGAAACCCTGCGGGTGCCGTTCCCGGCGATCGACTCCACCAGCAACGTCAGCTCGGTGTATGGCGGTGTGGTCGGCTACTGGACTGAGGAGGGTGCGGCGCTCACCGCGTCGCAGGCGTCGTTCTCCCGCATCGTGCTGGACGCGAAGAAGCTGACCGCGTACACCGAGGTCCCCAACGAGCTCATCAGCGACAGCGCGATCAGCTTCCAGGCGTTCCTCGACCAGATCTTCCCCGAGGCCCTCAACTTCTACGAGGACATCGCTTTCCTCAAGGGCTCCGGTGTCGGCGAGCCCCTCGGCGCGCTCGCATCCGGCAACACGGCGGTCATCTCCGTCGCCAAGGAGACCGGTCAGGCGGCGGACACCATCGTGTGGGAGAACATCGTCAAGATGTACTCCCGCATGCTTCCCGGCTCCCTGGATCGGGCGGTGTGGGTCGTGAGCCCGGATACCTTCCCGGAGCTGGCCACCATGGCCCTGTCCGTGGGCACGGGCGGCTCCGCGATCTGGCTCAACAATGGCGTGGCGGGGCCGCCGATGACGATCCTCGGACGGCCCGTCATCGTCACTGAGAAGGCCCCCGGTCTGCTCGGCGACCTCGGCGACATCAGCTTCGTGGACTTCGGGTTCTACCTGATCGGCGACCGGCAGGTCATGAGTGCGATGAGCAGCCCGCACTTCAAGTTCCAGAATGACCAGACGGCGTACCGGATCATTCAGCGCGTCGACGGCCGCCCGTGGCTGCAGTCCGCGGTTACGCCGCAGAATAACGGGGCCACACTCTCGCCGTTCGTCCAGCTTGCGGCCCGCGCCTGACGAAGATCAAGAATCCAATGCCCTCGCCTTCGGCGGGGGTTTTCGCGTTTCCAACGCCAGTCCCGGTCGGCAGTAACACCCCGGCCGGGGCCTGATCCCAAGAGGCACTCAAACCCCTCCCGGAAGGCAACCCCATGCAGGCCCTCGGCCGACTGTTCGACATCGGACTCATCGCACCCCCCGCAGCCACCAACGGCGCCGTGACCGGCAAGCGCATCCACATGAAGAACGCCGCTGGCGTCACCTTCGTCTTCGTCGGCGGCGTCGCCACCGGCGGCGACGACATCCAGGTCGACCTGCAGGAGGCCAACGCCTCCTCGGGCGGCACGGCCCAAGACCTCGAAGTCATCACCGACTACTGGTACAAGTCGGCCGTTGCGGTGGACAACTCGGAGACGTGGACTCACGTCGAGCAAAGCGCGGCGTCTGAGATCGCGGTCGCGGCGGCGGCGGAGACGGACATCGAGCAGAACATCTTGGTGTTCGAGGTCGAGTCGACGCAGCTGTCTGACGGCTACGAGTGGCTGTCGGTGAACGTCCCGGACCTCGGCACCGGGGACAAGACCCTCACGGTCCTGGCGTTCGTCCGAGACCTGGGCGTTCAGCGGGCCCCGCACAACCTCGCCGCACTGCTGACCTGATCGGAGTCCTGAGCCATGAGCGTTCTCATCCACGCGGACCAGCTCCGCCTCATCAACCTCGGCCAGCGCGCCTCGAAGAGCACCGGCACCCTGGCTGCAACGACTGTTGCCCTGTTCACCGTGGCGGGTGGCCGGGTCGGCATCACGGCGATCTACGGCTTCGTTGGCACCGCCATCACGGTGGCTAACTCCTACAAGTTGGTGTCGAACCCGACGACCGGCACGACCATGGACCTGTGCACCGCAACCGATCTGGGGACGACCGACACTCCGGCCGGGGCTGTGCTGTCGATGACGAGCCCGGCGGCGGCGATCACCGGCGGCACGAACACCACGGTGTCCACGGTGTCCCTGACGGGCATCGTGCCGATTCCGGTGGGCCAGATCGAGTCGGTGTCCGCGGGCACGGACGGCGAGATCACCTGGGTCGTGTTCTGGATTCCCCTCGATGACGGCGCGACGCTAGCGGCTGCCTGATGGCCGCCGAGATAGCCGCTGTTGAGGTGGAGTGCGTAGGCGCGGGCAGCGCAGGCACTCCATCCTGCCCGGCAGCCGGGCAGCGCAAGACGGTGCAGTTGCGGGAGGCCGCGCCTGGCGTCGTCGAGCTCCCGAACCTGCTGCTGTGCGCGTCGTGTGGCTACGCGATGCTCATGGTCGCGGGCTGGCCGATGGTGGGGTTGAACTGATGCCGAAGACCACTCGCGGACGCGGCGGGACCATCAGCGGTGTCGAGCAGAACCAGCAGCAGGAACCGCTCCTGCGGGGCAAGTTTCTCCTCGTACGCGACGGGAGGATCGAGTTCACGGATGGCGCCGGGAGCCTGCCCGATGCGGCCCTGTCCCGGGATTCGGCTGGTGTGCTGCGCCTGACCGGGGCGTGGACGCTGGAGGGCGCCGCGTCGGGTACGGACGTACTCACTTCCCGAGTGACGGGAGATACGGTCGCCCAGTTCGTGATCAATGCGAACGGGCAGTTGGAGTGGGGGCCGGGTTCGGGCGCGGTCGATGTGAACCTCGCCCGCGACGGGTCCTCGCGCTTGCACACCGTCAACACTTTCGTCACTGAGGGTGATCTGCACTGTGATGTGGCGGGCGGTGGCCTGAATCTCAAGGAAGGCGCCAATGCCCGCATGGGTGCGTCTGCCCTTACCGGCGGGACAGTGACCGTGGCCACCACCCAGGTGACGGCGAGTTCCCGGATTTTCCTCACGTCGCAGGTCGACGGTGGCACCCCGGGCTGGCTGCGGGTGTCCGATCGGACGGCGGCCACATCATTCGTGATCACCAGCTCATCGGGTACGGACACATCCACTGTCGGCTGGATGATCGTGGAGCCTGCCTGATGAATCCCTTGAGGCGGTGTAGCTAATGGCTGGATCAATCACCGTGACGACGTCAAAAGTCGCGAGTAGCGGTGGGGTGCGCCAGTACTCCATCGCCTGGACCTCCGACGCATCCGGTGACGTTAACGGCAACACGTTCACGATGGGCCCGGGGTCGATCGCTAGCGTCGAGTTCACCCCATCGGCGGTAGCAGCTCCGACCGCTGCGTATGACGTGACGATGCTCGATGCGGAGGGCGTCAACGCCTTCGACGACGGGGCGGGCGCGAGCATCGGCGCGAATTTGTCGGCGACAGCGTCGTCGCACAAGGTTCCGTTCGTCGGCGGAGCGTCGTCGACGTTTGTGCGGATGTGGCTGCAAGGCGGCCTGTATGAGCCGGTGGTGGCTGCGGCGGGCAACGCCAAACAGGGAACGATCAACATCTTCGTGGCACCGGGAATCCTGTGATGGCGCTGTGGGTGTGCGCGGGAGCGGGCGGGTGCGGCACGAAGTATGCGGTCGGCTTGTTCCGCTGCCCACGCTGTCACAACACGGAATTCCACGAGGACGGAGACCCCATGGCGAAGACCACCAAGCATGGCGGGGCCTCGGACAAGACGCTGCCCGTACCGGCCGCCGTCGTGCAGACCGAGGAACCGCTCACCGTGAAGCAGGCCGATGAGGTGCGCGAAGCCGTCCTCGCCGGGGATGATCCACTGCCGCACGGCGCCACCGGCGGCCTCATCGGGCCGGACCTCTCCGAGAGCCTGGCCCGCCTAGGAGAGGAGGGAGGCGAGTCGTCATCGCCTGGGAGCAGCTCATCAGCATCTACGCCGAAGCAGCCGACGACCTCCGAGCCGAGCAAACCCGCGACCCAGTCGCGTGCCCGCAGGACGGGGAACCGCTCCGCGAAGGGCCGGACGGAGAGCTCTACTGCAAGTGGGACGGCTGGCGTCCCGGAGACCGGTACATCGGAGACTGACGGCGAGTAAGACCGGCGCGGCGGACAACTGAATAAGGGGGTGCCGGTGGCCATCAGCAGCCCAACATATGCCACCCGTGAGGACGTCAAGGAAGCCCTCGACTTCAAGGAGTCCGCGCGGGCGAACGGCCGTATCGACCGGGCCATCGAAGCGGCGTCCCGCACAGTCGAGGGCCTGCTGCACCGCCGGTTCTACCCCCAGACCGCGACCCGCTATTTCAACTGGCCCAATGCTCAGCGGGCCAGGCCGTGGCGGTTGTGGCTCGACGACAACGAGCTGATCTCGGTCACCACCCTGTCATCCGGCGGGACGACGATCGCCGCAGCAGACTTCTTCCTTGAGCCGAACACGACCGGCCCGCCGTACAACCGGCTGGAGGTTGACCTCGACAGCTCGGCCGCGTTCGGCGGTGGTGACACCCACCAGCGGGACATCACCATCACCGGCCTCTGGGGTTTCGCCAACGACGAAACCCTTGTGGCCGACGTCGACGAGACGATGACCGCAACGGAGACCGACCTCGACGTCACCGACAGCACGGGTATCGGAGTCGGCAGCATCCTCCGCATCGGCACTGAGCGATTGCTCGTCACCGAGAAGACGATGAAGGACACCGGCGTGAACATCGACGCCGCCGACTCCCTCACCGCCTCGGCCGCGGACGTAGGCATCACCATGTCCACCACCACCGGCGCACCCACCATCGGCGAGACCATCCTCATCGACTCCGAGCGGATGCTGGTCGTCGACAAGGCCGGGGCGGTGCTGACCGTGAAACGCGCATGGGACGGCACTGTGCTGGCCACGCACGCGGCCAATGCAGACATCTACGCACCCCGTACCCTCACCGTGACCCGCGGGGCGCTGGGCACCACCGCCGCCACGATGGCCGCAGGGGACGACATCTACCGGTGGGACCCGCCCGCCCCGGTGCGGGAGCTGACGATCGCCGAGGCATTGACCACCCTGCTGCAGGGCCAGTCCGGGTACGCCCGTACGGTCGGCTCGGGCGAGAACACGAGGGAAATGTACGGGCGCGGCATGCGGGAGATACGCCAGTCCGTCTACACCAGCCACGGCCGCAAAGGTCGCATTCGAGGGGTGTAGCCGTGGGCATCGACATTGTCATGAGCGGCCCGCTGTTCGACGGCCGGGCAGCGCGCGCCATGCAGGACGCGGCGGACGACGCCCGCGAACAGATAGCCGAGTTCGGCGAAGAAGTCGCCCTCGCCCGCATGGGCCAGTACTTCCAGCACCCCACGGGCTACTACGAGTCCCGGGTCACGACGACTCGCGTCACGGGCGACACCTCGCGCGTGCACGACCAGGGCGTCATCTACGGTCCCTGGCTAGCCGGGGTCGGCTCCCGGAACTATCCGGTGACCCGCTTCCGGGGGTACAGCCACTGGCGGGAGGCGAAGCAGCTCGTCGCAGCCCGCGGCCCCGTCATCGCCGACCGTGCCGTGCAGCGTCGCCTGCCAGAGATGGGTGGCTGACCCGTGGCCCTCGACATCAACGGCATCACGGATGCCGTCGCCTCGCACGCCATGGCCTCCGGCTACTTCGACCGGGTCGGGACTCACGAGCCGCAGAACGCTCCCGGCTACGGGCTCACTGCGGCGGTGTGGGTGGACCGTATCGACGCGATCCGCTCCTCCGGCCTGGCATCAGCGACAGCGCGACTGGTCTTCAACGTGCGGCTGTACACGTCGATGACGCAGGAACCGGCCGACGCGATCGACCCGAACATGGTCGCCGCCTGCGATGCGCTGATGCGGGCCTACGTCGGTGATTTCACCCTCGGTGGCCTGGTCCGGCAGGTCGACGTCTTCGGGACGCACGGTCAGGCCCTGGATGCGCGGGCCGGATACATCGAGCAGGACGGGCTGCTGCTACGGGTCCTGACGATCACCCTGCCCTGCGTGATCAACGACTTGTGGGCTGAAGCGCCGTGACATGCGTAAAGGGCGCAGGCCCCGCCCTGAAGGACGGGGCCTGCGCGCAAGATCCTTGGTATAAGTCGTCGCCTAGTCCTAAATCCAACTCGGCGGCCAGAGAAGGGATGTGAATCCTTTGAAGCAGTCGGGTCTCGGGGATGCATTCTATTTGTCCGGCTATGACCTGTCCGGTGATATCGGCAGCATCAGCACCACAGGCGGCCCGGCCGCGCTTGAGGTCACCGGCATCGACAAGAGCGCGTTCGAGCGGATCGGCGGCCTCAGAACCGGCGGCATGTCCTGGTCCGCCTGGTTCAACCCGGCCGCCGACCAGGCGCACGACCGGCTCTCCACACTGCCGACCACGGACGTCATCGCCACCTACTGCCGCGGCACGACCCTGGGCAACCCAGCGGCGAACGTCGTCGCGAAGCAGCTCAACTACGACGGGACCCGCGGCGACGACGGCTCATTCAGCTTCGCTGTCGAGGCCCAGTCCAACGCCTACGGGCTGGAGTGGGGCAAGCAGGTAACCGCCGGGATCCGCACCGACACCGGGGCAGCCAGCGGCACCGGCGTCGCATTCGGCTACGACGGCGAGGACTTCCTCCTCCTCGACGGCACCTCCGGGAACTACGCCTCGACCCCGGACGCGGCAAGCCTTGACATCGTCGGGGACATCGACCTGCGGGTCCGTGTCGCCATGACCGACTGGACTCCGGCCGCCGAGTCGACGCTGATCGCGAAGTACACGGCGACCGGCGATCAGCGCTCGTACGCGCTGGCAGTCACCGCGACGGGCGCGCTGATCCTCCGCTGGTCGGAAGACGGCATCGCCGAGAAGTCCGAGACATCAAGCGCCGTCAACACTTTCACCAACGGGTCGACGCACTGGGTGCGGGCCACGCTCGACGTCGACAACGGCGCCGCCGACGCGACCGTCACCTTCTACACCAGCGAAGACGGGTCGACGTGGACCGCGCTCGGCGCCGCGCAACTCAACGGCTCCACCACCAGCATCTTCGCGTCGACAGCGGTACTGGAACTCGGGTCGCAGACCGCGGGGACAGTGAACCTGCTCACGGGAAAAATCTTCCGCGCGCAGGTCCTGTCCGGGATCGGTGGGACGGCGGTCGCGTCGCCGATCGCGTCGACCACGTCGATCACGGACGCGACACCCCTGACGTGGACGGTGCAAGGAACCGCGTACCTGTCCAGCCACACGGTGTACGGCCTGCAGGCGTACCTGCAGGTGATCGGCTTCACCGGCACAGACGTGACGATCAAACTCCAGTCGTCCTCCGACGACGACGCCACCGACACATACGCAGACGTCACGGGCGGCGCATTCACACAGGTCACCACAGCACCCACATCGGAGCGCATCGCCACCAGCAGCACCCTGGAAATCGAACGCTACCTACGGGTCGTGACCACCACCACCGGCGGCTTCACCGAACTCTCCTTCGCCGTCACCGTCACAGCCAACATCACCGCGACGGTGTTCTGATGCGACCCATAACAAGAATCACCCCAAACGGCAAACCGGGCGACTACCAGACATACAGCATCACCTCCCCACCAGACCGGGCGGTGAAAGCAGCATGCGAGCAAGTCGGCTGCGAACAGTGGCGGCTGGGCTGGCACTCCGTCCTCGACGAGACCACACCACTCGGCAAGTCCCAGGCCGCGTACATCCGGCAGCGGTCCGGCAGGACATTCCGGGAGCAGCGCACGGGCGCGGGCCTGACCGTGTTCCTCTTCGACAGCGGACAGCGATGCTTCGCCGACCACAAGACCCGGCCCGAGCTGTACGCGGTACAGCGCGGCGACTGGCGCGCACACAGCGGCCCAGTCCGACGCCACCAGCGGGCAGCGGACTGGCAAGAAGATTTCGGCGAGCACCAACTCCGACTAGCGGAGCAGCAGCAGAGGGGCTGACGGGATCGGGCCGGGCGTTCATCGCCGCCCGGCCCTACTGGTTTCCGCTTAGTGGTCAGCCCTGCTGCTTAGCTCTCCGAGCAATCCAGCCGCCGGGGTCCTTCCTGCGCGCGTTGTTCTCTGCCCGGGTGATCCACCGGCAGTTGCTCGGCTCGTAGTGGCCGTCCGGGTCGCGGCGGTCGATCTGGTGGTCCATGCTCGGGCGTTCACCCACGTCCTCAAGGAAGTTCTCGAAGGTCGCCCAGCGCTCGCAGACGGTTATGCCCCGGCCGCCGTAGCTGGGGTACGAGGCGTTTCTGTGGTCGCTGCATCGGCCGTGCATGGAGGACCACACCTTGTACGTCGGGGTGTTGGACCAGCCGTGTTTGTAGGACGACGCTTTCTCGCCCTTGTACGTGGCGAGCCTGGCGCGCGTCTCTTCGGTGTGGTGCTTGCCCTTCATCGGGTGGGCTGTGCGGGCGTTGTGACCGGCTCGGTACTTGCTCACGCGGTTCCGCTGCTTGTCGACGGCCGCGTATTCCCCACATCCGCATGCGCACAGCTGCGGAATCAACTCTCTACTCATGCCTGAGAGCTTAGCACTCGGCTGGTATTCGGTGTTCACGCTGGTGAGCGCCGCAAAGAAGGAGGGCAGTAGTCATTGCGAAGGAAAGCGGCCTCGGATGGTCAGCACTCAGCGTAGACGATAGTGGCGGCACCCTGCGGGATATCCGCAACGACTTGACCAATATTCAGTTTTCCACGCCTCGTGCGGTGCAGGATGTGACTGGTCTGGACAAGTCGGCGATGGAGCGGCTGTTGCTCCTGGCTGATATGAGTTTCACCGGGAATGGCGTCTTCAATGATGTCGGTGACGCGTCCTCGCACTCGGTTTTCAAGACGGTGCCGTCGACGTCTGTGGCCCGGGAGATCACTCTCACTGTGTCTGGTCAGACTCTCGGTACGACCCCGGCTGTGACTTTGCATTTCACCGACTACGCCCTCACTCGTGGCGATGACGGGGCCCTGACTTTCAGTGTGCCCGGTGTCCTCGCGAACGGCGAGATTCCCACATGGTCCTAGGCCGAGTCTCGATCTGCCCGTGCAAGGAGGAGTGACACCGTGGCCTACGTACCGCCCCGCAAGATTTACCGGCTTGATTTCGCTGGTACCGACTATGACGGGATGAAGGTCGCCCTGTACGGGCTCAGTACCCGTCAGCTCATCGAGGCTCAGGAGAAGACCAGTACCGCGTCGGAGGATGCGGAGAGCAACGAGTTCCGCGAGCTCCTGGAGTTGATGATCAGCAAATTCGTGTCCTGGAATGTGGGCGAGTCGGAGGACGGTGACCCGATCGCCCCCACCCTCGATGCGCTGCTCGATCAGGACCCGGGATTCAACCTGGCGATCATCAACGCGTGGACCGGCGCGGTCGGCGGTGTCGCGGACCCTTTGGAGAGCGGCTCGCCCTCTGGCGATCTATCCCTGGAGGCGTCGATTCCGATGGGCGCCCTGTCGTCGAGCCCGGAGAGCTCATCCGTGCCCGCCTGATCCTGGGGCTCTGCGAGCGGTTCCACTGCCTGCCTAGCCAGGTCCTCGATGAGGACGCGGAGATGCTGCGCCTCCTGGCCATCGAGCACCTCGGCACCCGGGAGCAGGAGGAGGCGGGCCATGGCCAATGACATTGAGATCACGGTTAGGGTCGCGAACCAGACGAGGGCCGGGCTTGCTGGTGTTGCCCGGTCGATGCGCGACCTGCGGGATGAGGCGCGGGATGCTGGCCGCGCTGTTGATGTGCTGGGCGCGCGGTCTGGGATGGCGGCGGTCGGGGTGCGGCGCCTCGATGCGGCGGTGCGGGACTTGAACCAGTCGATGCGCAACCTGCGGGGTTCGGCGGGCGGCACGAACCAGTCGCTGCGGGTTCTCGGTGACCGTGCGCAGGCTGCTCACGGGCGTCTTGGTGATCTGTCCAATCAGACCCGCAGGCTCCGCTCGGATAGTGATGACCTCGATGGGAGTATGCGGCGCCTCACCGGCACCATGGGTGGTCTGCGCGGCAGCATGGGCAGCCTGAGTGTGTCGTCGGGTCGTGCCGGTGGCGGCCTGGGTGGCCTCAAAGCCGCGGCGGTGCTGCTGGCACCGTTGTGGTCTCCGATCACCGCGGCGGTGGGGGCGACCGCGTCGATGATGGCGGCGGCTGGGGCGGCGGCGGGCGCATTCGGCCTGGCGGTGGGGGGTCAGCTCAAGAGGGTCGCTGAGGTGTCCGACCTGTACACGAAGGCGCAGGAGGCCGCGGCGGAGGGCGGGGAGAAAGCCGCCGAGGCGCAGAAGGCGTACAAGACTGCGCTCGACAAGTTGCCACCGGCGACGCGGGATACGGCGCGCGCGTTCCTCGGGCTGAAAGCCGACTACGGCAAGTGGTCTGATGCGATGTCGGCTACCACGATGCCGGTGTTCACCAAGGGCATCGGCGTGTTGCGGGACATGCTGCCTTCCCTGTCGCCGCTGGTGAAGGCGGCGTCTGCCGCGTTCGGAGATTTCGTTGACGGGCTGGGGAAGGGTGTGGCCGGCGGCGGGTTCGACCGGTTCGTGAAGCGCCTCGCGGATACGGCGGGGGTGGTGCTGCCGGATCTGCTGCAGGCGGTGCGGAATGTGGGCCGCGGGCTGGGCGGGATCATCGACGCGTTCTTGCCGGAGGCCGGGCGCATGTCCGAGTCGATCAAGGATGTGACCGATCGGTTCGCCGACTGGGCTCAGGCGTTGAAGGGCAGCGCCGGGTTCGACCGCTTCTTGGAGAAGGCCGCCGATGGCAGGGAGACGCTGAAGTCGCTCGGCACGGCGCTGATGCGGATCGCCGAGACGGCCGCCCGGTTCGCGGATGCGCTGGCCCCGGTGACGGGGGCGGTGGCGGGTCTGATCGCGTCGATGTCGCCGGGCATGCTGCAGGCCATTGCGGCCGGGTGGGTGGCGGTCAAGGTCGCGATGTGGGCGGTGTCCGCTACCCCGATCGGCCTGGCGGTTACGGCGCTTGCGCTGTTGGCGCTCGGCCTGGTGACGGCGTGGAAGAAGAGCCAGACGTTCCGGGAGGTTGTGACGACGTCGATGTCGTTGGTGACGCTGCCGGTGCTGGCGTTCGCGCGGATCACCCTCGGCGTCTTGAAGGGCATCACCACCTCCTTCCTGACGTTCGCTGAGGGCCTCCTCGGTCTGGGTGCGGCGGCGTTCTCGTGGGTGCCTGGGGTGGGCGAGAAGCTGGAGGGCGCGCAGGAGGCGGTGGGCCGCTGGAAGGACGCCAACGTCGGCGCGTTCAACGGGGCGATAGAGAAGATCGAGGGCTGGGAAGACGCGGTGTACAACATGCCGCAGGAAATGCGGCTCAAGGGCGACATCTCCGACCTCGAAGCGAAGATCGCTGACGCCGAGGACATGCTCTCGGACAAGAACCTGCCGAAGCCCGAGCGCATCCGCATCGAGGCGGAGAAGAAGCAGCTTGAGAAACAGCTCGCCGCGGCGAAACTGCACCTAAAGGACTTCTCGAAGAAGAAGGGCACGGCCGCGCTGGGTGCGAGTATCGGCGGGGTGCTGGGCGGGGTGAAGCGTGGCCGCGGGGAGCTGCAGAACTTCTCCAAGAAGAAGGGCGTGGCCGGGCTGGGGGCGGCCATCGGCGATGTGCTGAAAGGAACAAAGCGCGGCCGGGAAGAGCTGCGGGACTTCTCCCGGCGGAAGGGCACGGCCGGGCTGGGTGCGGGTATCGGCGGTGTGCTGGAAGGTGTGAGACGCGGCAATCAGCGCCTGCGGGACTTCTCCCGGCGGAAGGGCACCGCGAAGCTGGGCGTGGGCATTGGTGGCGCGCTGCGTGGTGTGCGCCAGGCGCAGAGTGCGATCAATTCGGTGGTGGGTAGGACGGTGAACGTGAACGTCCGCTTCCGTGCGACCGGCAGTGGTGCGGCGCAGGTGGCGTCCGGGTTTTTCGCGTCGGGTGGGGTTGTTGGCGGGCTGCGTGGGTTCGCTCATGGGGGCATCACGGGCGCCGCGTCGGGTGGTGCCCGGGGCGGTATGGCGTGGGTGGGTGAGCAGGGCCCGGAGCTGGTCCAGTTGCCGTTCGGGTCGCGGGTGCGGTCTGCGGGGGACTCGCGCCGCCTGATGGGCGGCGGCGGCGGCGGCGGTGGTAGTCGGCTGGTTGAGCTCGTCATCAATTTGGATGGTCGGACCATCGCCCGGCAGATCTTCGACCCGCTGCGTGGCGAGGTCCGGGACCGCGGTGGCATCGCCGCGCTGGGCACCTGATCGCACGCTGCTGCGCCCGGTGGATACCCCCGCCTGAAGGCCGGGGAAGGACCTCAATCGATGGATGGTAATTGTGCATCGCTACCGCGTATGGAATTCGGCTATGGCTACCACTGCCGCGCAAGCGGCGGTGTCTACCGGCACGGCCATCAAGACGATGCTGCAGATCGCCACGCCGTCCACACGGCAGATACAGATCATCAGCTGGGGTTTCAGCTGCGATGACCCGCCGGGAGCCGACGGCGTGATCGAGCTCATCGAAACGGACGTGGCGGCCACGGTCACCGCGCACGTCGCATCCGGGGTTCAGCCGCTGGACCCGAACGCTCCCGCGAGCCTGCTGACTCTCGGCACCACCGCGACCGGGTATACGTCGTCGGGGGAGGGCACCCCGACCGCCACCCGCACTTTCGGCGCGGTGTCTCTGGACTCGACTGCGGGCGATTCGCCACTGACCTGGACGTATCAGTTCATGCCGGATGAGCGGCCGATCGTGGCGGTCTCGAAATTCCTGCGGGTGCGGGCGACGACGCCGACGACTGCTGTCGATCTCCGCTGCTTCGTGTGCTTCGACGAATGAGGTCCGGTCGTGTCTGGGAGTATCGCTCCGCTGATCGCCGGGTGGCAGCGGCGTATGTCCGGCCTGCCGGGGCCGTGGCCTGCGTCTGGTGAGCAGCCCACCGGGACGCTCACCGTGGAGCTGTATGTGGGCGGCACCTGGGTGGATATCACCAGCCTGGTGTATGAGCGGGCCAAGGTGACGATCACGCGGGGGCAGTCGGATGAGGCCGCGCAGGTGGACCGGTCGACGTGCCGCCTGACCCTCAACAACAGGGACGGAAAGTTCTCGCCGAGGAATCCGACGTCGCCCTACTACGGGCTGATCGGCCGGAACACGCCGGTGCGGGTGAGCGTGCAGTCGGGGTTGGCGAAGAGCTACAGGTTCTGGGGTGAGGTCACGGCGTGGCCTCCCCGCTGGGATACCAGCGGCAATGACGTGTGGGTGGAGATCGAGGGTCGCGGTGTCCTACGGCGCCTGTCGCAGGGCAATTCGCCGCTGAGCAGCACCCTGTACCGGGGGCTGGTGACCCTCACCGACAATCCGCCGGTGGCGTACTGGCCGTGTGAGGACGCAGCCGGGGCGACGGTCCTCGCGTCCGGCCTGGACGGCGGGCAGCCGATGGCAGTGGACGGCACGCCGACACTCGCGACGTCCGAAGATTTCGTGTGCTCCAAGCCGCTGCCGCTGCTGGCCAGCAGCACATGGTCGGGCGCGGTGCCGACGTACACCAGCGCTGTCGCCGGGGGTAACCAGGTCCGCTTCCTGCTGCGGATCCCGGCCGCGGGGACGACGACCGGGACGGTCGTGTGCCGGGTCACGATGACCGGTACTGCCCGGCGGTGGGAGCTGGTGTACACCACGGCGGCGGCCGGGACGCTGACTCTCAAGATCTATGACCCGGACGGCACCGAGATCGTGTCCGATGGTGTCGGCGGCTGGGACGGCAGCCTGCGCAGGATGACGATCCAGTCCCTGATCGCGAACGTGATTTTCACGAGCTGGACGTGGGGGTCGACGGACGCCACTACTGGTGTCGGGGTGACGTACACCGGTTCGGTGGCCGGGTACTCGCCCGGGCACGTCACCCGGGTAGAGATCAACCCCGATGGTGGTATGGACGATGTCACGGTCGGCCACATATCTGTACACGCCGGGATCACAGACATCACAGACCTGTCTGATGAGCTGAGGGCGTACGACGGGGAGACCGCAGGCAGGCGCATCGAGCGGCTGTGCGGCGAGGAGGGCCTCGTCTTCCAGTCGATCGGCGACCTCGATGACACGGCGGCCATGGGCACGCAGGGTGTGGCGACGCTGCTGGATCTGGTCCGGGAGGCGGCAGCAGCTGACCTCGGGCCCCTGTATGAGACGGTGTCAGCGCTGGGGCTGGGCTACCGGGCCCGCACCAGCCTGTACAACCAGGATGCGGGGCTCGCACTCGACTACGCGGCAGGGCATCTTTTCGGTGAGCTGCTGCCCGTAGACGACGATCTGACGACCCGGAATGACGTCACCGTGACCCGTGTCGGCGGGTCGTCCGCGCGGGCGGAGCTGACCACCGGTGCACTGTCGGTGCTGCCACCACCGAATGGCGTCGGCCGCTACACCGAGGAGACCACCCTCAGCCTGGAGACGGACGCTGTGCTGCAGGACCAGGCCGGGTGGCGGCTGCACCAGGGCACGGTGGATGAGGCCCGCTACCCGCAGATCACCGTGCACCTAGGCCGCCAGGTGGTCACGGAGTCGACGACGCTGCGGATCGACACGCTCGGGCTGCGCCCCGGTGACCGGGTGACCATAACTGGGCTGCCCGCCTGGCTACCGCCCGACGACGCCACCCAGGTGGTGATCGGCTGGTCCGAGCAGATCGACAAATTCGAGCACATCATCACCCTCAACTGCACGCCGGAGTCGCCGTGGCATGTCGCCGTCGAGGGCGACGCGACGTATGGGCGTGCGGACACGGACGGCAGCGAGCTCGCGGACGGGGTGACGAGCACGGCCACCTCGCTGAGCGTGACGGTGACGGACGGCCCGCTGTGGACGACGGACGCAGCAGAGGTCCCGTTCGATGTCCGCGTCGGGGGCGAGGTGATGACAGCGACCGCGATCACCGGTTCTGTGGAGGATGCGTTCGGCCGGTCAGTGTCCGACGGCTGGGGGGATGCTGATGTCGGCGGCTCCTGGACGAACAGTGGTGGCGCGGCGGCAAATTTCGACGTCACTGGCAGCGCTGGTACACATACGCTGACCTCGGTTGCTAACCCGCATTTCAGCGCGATCACCGCCCCGCACGCCGATTTCGATATCTACGTGGACGTGGCGACAGATCAGCTGGCTACCGGCGGGCCGATCGAGGCTGGCCCCATGGGGCGTTTCACCAGCGCGAATAATCTTTACCAGGCCCGGCTGTCTTTTGCCACCAGCCAGGTGATCACGCTGCAGATCGTCGAAGTGGTCGGCGGCGCCGGAGCGGTCCTAGATTCTTTCACGACCAGCCTGACTCACGTGGCCGCAACTTTTTACCGGATACGCTTCCAGGGGATTGGCTCGGCGCTCCGCGCGAAAGCTTGGGCGACGACGGACGCCGAACCACCTTGGCAGCTCAATATCATCGACGCCTCGTTGGCGGCTGCCGGTTCGGTGGGATGCCGCTCACGCCTTGACGGGGCCAACACGAACGTCAACCCCGTGGTCAGCTGGGACAACTTCCAGTTGCTGACCCCGCAGGTCTTCACCGTCACCCGCTCCGTGAACGGGGTCGTCAAGACCCATAGCGCGGGCGCGGATGTGCGGCTTGCTTACCCTGTTGTCGCGGCACTTTAGGCGGAGGTTGAATGGTCACGTACATATCTGCCGGGCAGACGCTGACAGCGGGAACGCTGAACACAGCGTTCCAGGTCGGGCAGCTCGTGTTCCGCGCTACGCGGGATACGGCGCAGTCGATCGCTACGAGCACCGTAGCCACGACGGCTAACGCGCTGTCGTGGGAGACCATCAACTACGATGACCTCACCGGGTGGTCGTCCGGTGATCCGACCCGGTACACGCCTCCGGTCGCGGGCTGGTACATGTGCACCGGTGCAGGCAGCTTCGCGTCCTCGACGGCTGGGGTAGTCCGCGGCGTCGGGTGGCTCACAAACGGGTCTCTGCCGGATGCGTCGGGAGCGAGACCGCACGCGACGACCGCGTTTGCCTCGGCGGCTCTCACCGCTGAGGCGCGGAGTGTCCCATTTGAATTCAACGGCTCGACGGACTATGTCGAGCTGGCGCCTTTCCAGGACACGGGCGGTGCTCTGAATACGGCAACCGGATCGGTGCGCCCTTACATCGCGGTCTACTACGTCGCCCCTGCCTGACCCCGCCCTTGCCCCGGTGCCGCTCTTGGCCCGGGGTTTCCTGCTGCCCGAAGGAGAACCGCCGTGGCCACTCCGCTCACAGCATCAACGTTCCTCGCCGCGCTCAGGGCCGAGGGGGTGCGGGTCGTCGAGGTCGGCGACTGGCGCACCCACAACCGCAACCACAAGGGCGCGTGGGGCCCGGTCCACGGCGTGATGATCCACCACACCGTCACCACCGGCACCGCCACCAGCGTGCGGATCTGCCGCGACGGCTACACCAGCCTGCCCGGCCCGCTGTGCCACGGCGTCATCGACAAGACCGGCACGGTGCACCTGGTCGGCTACGGCCGCACCAACCACGCCGGACTGGGCGACGACGACGTACTGCGCGCAGTCATCGCCGAAGACCCGCTGCCCGCGGACAACGAAGCCAACACGGACGGAAACGCCAGATTCTACGGCTTCGAGTGCGTCAACCTCGGAGACGGCAAAGACCCGTGGCCTGCCGTGCAGGTGGAGGCGATCGTCCGCGCATCGGCCGCGGTACTGCGCGCGCACAAGTGGGGCACCGGCGGGGACACCTCGGTCATCGGGCATGCGGAGTGGCAGCCGGGGAAGATCGACCCCCGCGGCCCGGGGATCAGCATGGGCGATGTGCGCCGCCGGGTCGCGGAGCGGCTCAGGCACGCCGCCGGTTGGACGCTCACACCGCCCGCGCCAGCCCCTGCTCCGGCCCCTGCCCCGGCGGGGCCGACGGTGAAGGAGCTGCTGACCGCGGTCGAGAAAGCCAGCGTGGTCCTCAGCACGCAGATCGCCGCCCTCCGCAAGAAGATCGGACCCTGATGCGCACCTACCTCGCTGACCTCGCCGAGCGGACCCTGGCCACCTACGCCGCAGCGTTCGTCGGCCTGCTCCTCGCCGGCGGCGTCGACCTCACCAGCCTGTCGGCGTGGCAGGCCGCGGCGGTGGCCGCGCTCCCGGCCGCGGTGACGGTGGTGAAGGGCGCGGCGGGCACGCTGATCGGCGACCGGTCGTCAGCCGCGTGGCTGCCGAGGGGCCGGCCGTGACGCCGCCCGAGCCGCAGGTTGCGCTGGAACTGGAGCGGCTGCGGGGCGCGGTCGACACCGGATTCACCCGCCTCAACGGGCGCCTGGATCTGGCTTTGCAGCGGACGTCGCAGACGGAGAAGGACATCTCCGACCTGGAGCAGCGGCTGGCCGCGCTCGAGCGGGCCCGCTGGCCGCTGCCGAGTATCGGCGTGCTGACGGGCGCGGCGGGCCTGGCCCTGGCCCTGTACCAGATCGCGGACGGGGGGTGAGCGGCGGTGTGGACTGACGTGGCGTGGGCTGGGCTGACCGCGGGTTTGGTGCTGCTACTCGGGGCGGGCGTGGTACTGGAGGTGCGGGCGCTGCTGTCGCGGCGGCGCGGCGATACGTACAGCGAGTGGCTGCGGCCGTGGGCGAAGCGGCACCCGGTCGTGCTCCTCGCCGTCGTGGGCGTGCTGCTGGGCATCCTGACGTGGCTGCCCGGCCATCTGCTCCTGGGCTGACGCCCGGGGTAGTCGAGAAGGAAGAGGAAGCTGATGGTGAAGAAGATGTTCGCGGTGCTCGGGCTCGCGGTGATGGCGGTGGCGGGCACTGCTGGTGTGGCGTCGGCGGACCCTGGTCCGGGCGGCTCGGGCCCGGCCAAGGTGTGTGCTCCGGGTCAGCACGCCGGGTCTGGGCAGCTGCCCTGGCCTGGCTTTAAGCCGCCTGCCTGCCTCCCGGGCACCGGCTCGAAGTAGTACAGCGCGACTGCGCCCCTGTCTGCTGGCCCTTCGTGGGCTGGCGGGCAGGGGCTTTTTGTGCGTCCCGAGCACTGCCCCCTGTACAGCTTGACTCTGTACAGCTTGGCGCTGTAGAGTCTGGGTATCAGCAAGAGGGAGGCACCAATGAACACCACCACAGCCGCCACCACCGCCGGAGTCACCATCCCCACCATCCGCCACTGGTGCCGCGCCGGAGTCATCACCGCCGTCAAGCAGTCCGGCCGCTGGGTCATCGACACCGCCTCCCTCGCCCACCGCATCGCCATCGGCGCACGCCGCACCAGGAAGGCCGCCATGCCCGACATCCCCATCACCCTCACCAGCCGCACCCGCCGCCACCGCGGCCACATCGGCGCCGTCGGCCCCGCCGACACCCTCCGCTCCGCCTTCGAGACCGGCCAGCCCATCACCCTCTCCGGAAAATTCGCTGGCGAGCAGGTCTACCTCGGCCACACCCGCCAGACCTACGGCGACTACGGCATCACCCTGGAGACCCTCGGCCTGGACCAGGAGCTCGGCGAGATCCCCCGGCACCCGGGCGTCGCGGGCGCCGTCTACCTGGTAGACCTCACCCGCCTCGACGCAGCACCGCGCCTCGCACAGCTCGTCCGCGAGGCCGAGGACAAGACCTCCGCCGCCGCGATGGAAGCCGAGCGCCGCGCCGCCGCCGAAGAGGACCGCTACCTCAACAACGACGAGTACTGACCACCCGACACCCCGACACCAGGAGATTGCTGTGAGCACAATCAGCCTCAAGCTGCGGCACGACGCCTACGACGAGAACGACCAGCTCGTCCTCGGCTACCGCGAGGACATCGACCTCGACCAGCTCACCCCCCGGGCCCGCACCGTGGCCGAGGCCATCGCCCAGTGCTCCGGCCACCAGCCGCTGGACATCTGGGTCGAGCGCGACAAGCCGCTCCGCGAGACTGAGCCGCACTGGGAGATGTGGTACACGCCAGAGCGGGCCGCGCAGCCGGAGCGGCGGCCGTGGAACGGGTGGTCCCGCTTCCCGGCCACGTCGCCGATGACTGCTGTGGAGTGGCTGGAGCGGGAGGCGCGGAAGATCCCACGGGACTGGCACATCCTCGGCGCACACCCCCGCACGCCGGTCCCGTCGCTGGAGGCCGGGGCCGCGGATCAGTACCTGACGCGCGGCCAGGTGCTGGCGTATATGCGGGGCTGCGGCCGGGGTATCTCGGTGTCGACGTGGAGTGCGTACACGGCGCGGGGGCAGGCTCCGCAGGCTGACCGGTATGTGGGCCGCACTCCGCAGTGGCTGCCGTCGACGATCGACGCATTCTTGGATGGCACGTGGTCGTCCGTGCCGGACTGATACCGGGCCTGTGCTGCGCCCCGCCCTCTACAGGGGGCGGGGCGCTTCGTCATGTCCGGGGTGGCTGGTCGGCGACGAATGAGCCCATGCCGGGCTCGGTGACGGTCAGCCCGTCCGCGCGGAGCTGCCGCAGGACTTTCTGCGCGGTCACGTTGGCGATCCCGAACTCGCCCTGCAGCTGCACCACGGAGGGCACCCTGGCACCGGGCGGGTACTGCCCGGCGCGGATCCGTTCGAGGATGACCTCGTGGACCTGCCTCCACTTCGGGCGGTTGTCGGCGAGCTCCATGCGGCAGACGGTAGGCGTCCATGATCTGCCAGGCGATCGGCAGTACGCCACGCGGTCTATGGCATGCCGTGTCTTTCTGGATACGCTGGGTGCACAAGAACACCCCCGCGGCCGTGTGACCGACCCGGGGGCGTGGACGACTGATGAGGACAGGCGACACCATGACTCTACCGCCCACCGCCCACATCGAGACGTGCGTGCACTGCGCGCGCACCACCAGTACGCCGGTCCTCATCCGCTGGATCGAGGGCAACTCCGGTCCGGGCTGGGCGGTCTACGCCTGCCCCGTCTGCGCGCCGGCATATCTGAGTGAGGCCACCGCGTGGCGCATGGCCTTCGAGCACGCCGCGGGCTGCCAGGCGTGCCACGACCTCGGGGCCTGCCCGATGGGCGGGGCCCTGCTGCTGGTCCACCAGACTGTGCGTCGTACGCCCGGCCCGCCCTTGACCCTCGCAGACCTGACCGCCGCTGTCCCCCCGGACCCCGGCCGTGACGGATGACCGGCGCCCCTGCGGCTGCCTGGCTCTCCCCGCGGTCATCGGCTTCCTCGCCCTGATCGCCGTACTGTTCGCGACGGCCGCCGTGTGGGACCTGTACGGTGCCTGAGCACCCACACTCCCGCCCCGGTGCCAGCCCTGGACAGGTCGAGACCGGGAGCGGGACCAGGCCCCGGCCGCCGCTGCCCCCGTAGGCGGCCGGGGCCTCCTTCGGTGAACGCCGAAAAAGCCTGGTCAGAGCACACGCCCCGCGCGGCCGGGGCCTCCTCAGCGCCACACCACCTCGACCGAGTCCGCATCGAAATAGGTGCCGCCCGGTAGCCGGCCGCGCCGAGCCGGGCGCACCGTGACCGACATCAGATAGACAAGCACCGCCCGCTGCCGCGACAGACCGATCCGGTTCCACCCCGCCTCAATGTCCTCGGCCCCGACGAGCCCGGCCACGGGGTTCACCTGCACAGCCCGGCCCAGCACATCCTCCGCAGCCCTCAAGCGGCCGCGCACAGCCGCCGACGCGGCACGCCACTCCTGCATGTCCATCCCGCCAGCGCCCAGCTCGGCCGCCAGCTCGTCCAGCGTCGCCCGCGCCTGCCGCATATCCCGCTGCGCCCCGCGCACATCGACCGGGTCCTCCCGCTCAGCGAGCAGGTCGGCGGCATCCGGCCGGGACACCCTGTCGAGGATCAGCAGACGGATGTAGTCATCCAGCGGATCACACCTGCGGACAACGTGCTTGCTCGCCCGGCAGCTGTAGGCCGCGAAGTACTGCCCGCCCTTGCCCTTGTTGCTGGTGGAGCAGCGCATCGTCTGCCCGCACAGCCCGCACACGTAGATGCCTGAGCCCAGGTGTTTGCGCTCGTTGCTGGGTGTGGTGCGCCGGGCTGGGTCTTCGAGGAGCGCGCACATGCTGCGCCACAGCGGCTCGTCGAGGACCGCGGGCCACAGGGCCGGGCCGGCCTCTTCCCCGCGGTGTCGCACGATCCCCGCGTTGCGGGGGCGGAGGAGCATGCTGCGCACCTCGGGGGCCTCCCATGGGCCGCCGGTGCTGGTGAGGATTCCGGCCTCGTTCCACTCGGCGGCGATGGACCGCAGTGACGCGCCGGCGAGGACTGCGTCGGCCGCTTCGCGTATGGCGGCGGCCTCCGCGTCGACCATGGTCATGCCGTCCGCCGCGTACCCGAAAGGCCGGCGCCCGCCGAACCACCGGCCGTGCTGCGCCATCTGGTCCCGCGAGCGTTTCTGCCGCTCGACCATGCGCTCCACTTCGTAGCGGGCTTGGACGCCGAGCTGCCGGGCGATCATCCGCCCGGTGGCGGTGGTGAGGTCGAGGTGCCCGGCTTTGACGGTGCGGGTCTGGATACGGCGTGGCTCGCACACATCGATGTACTCCTCCAGTTCGGCTGGGGAGCGGTGGAGGCGGTCGGTGTGCCACGCGAGGACAGTGTCTGCGCGCCCGGCGCGGAGGTCCTCGAGGAGCCGCAGGTAGTCGGGGCGGGGCTTGCCGCTGTAGGCGGACAGGTCGTTGTCGGCGTAGGTGGCGATGATCTCGACACCGAGCTGGCGGGCGAGCTGCTCACAATCCTCCAGCTGGCGCTCGATGCCGAGCCCGGCGCCCTCCCTATCTCGCGACATTCTGCAGTAGATGAGGGCGCGGGTCGGGATGGCGGGTGTAGTGGTGAGCATGGCTCAGCATGGCACGCGATGAGGGTTCCCGCGTCCGGTTCGCGAGATCGAACATTATCCAAGAGCCGTGTTAAACCCGCTGGTCACGCCGGTGCGGACGGTTGAGCCCTGGGTTCCATCCTGCCAGGCTATGTGCCGGAGATGGCGGTTGAGCTGGCCGACGAGCTCTGGGCTGGTGTGCCCTTCGCGGATGAGGATGACGGTCTCGCCCGGGCGTTCGAGGCGTACGACGTCGGTCCCGTCTGGCAGCAGTCTGCTGGTCTCGATGCGGATGACTGGTCTTCCATCCATGCGATCCCCCTACGTGGCAGCGGCAGCCTCGCGCGCGTGCCTGTGTAGATGGGCGTGCGGGGGCCGCTGGATTCGAAACCGCCGGTGGCGGGTCACACATGCTGCCAGTTTGTGCAGTGTTGAACTATGGATTCGACTGATTCCCTTGCGCGAACGCATCCAGTAGGCGCATGAGTTGGGCGCGCTGTTGGGGTGTCATCCGGTCGGCGCTTTCGATGAGGGCGCGGGCTTCGCCGCTGGTGGACCAGATGGTGTCGATGCCGAAGAACTGGGCGCCGGCCGCGTCCTGAAGCCTGCCAAGCGGGAGGTCGAGACCCCGTGCCAGAGCACGCAGCTCGGGAAGGCGCGGAGGTTTGATCTTCCCGATCTCCAGGGTGTTGAGGGTGGTGCGGGTCCACAGGGAGCCGGCCTCTGGGTTTTCGGGATCGATGCAGCGCTCGGCGAGTCCGCGCAGCCCGAGCCGTAGTTCGGCGCGTCGGCTGCGCACGAGATCGGACAGGTCCGCCCTCTCGTCTGTCATGATCATTCCAACCTTTAGGTCGTTATGGGCAGTGAGGTGTCCACGCGGCCCCCGGTACGCCTGCTGGATCGCTCGGCGCGCCGTATCGAATCGCTTACCGGACAGAGTGTCCACGTTTCCGGCCGCGTAGACCAGTGCGCATCGATGCATTGGCTGAATCGAGATTGGCCCGTCCGAAAATCTGGACACATCGTCCGGTGATCTGCCATGCTGGGGCTGTCCGGATTTCCAGACACTCCGTCCGAGAGGCATGACGTGACAGATCCCGCACCCCGATACCGGCTAGTCGGCCCAGACCGACTACGCCTACTCATGGAGCGGACCGGAACCGGCTCCAGCATCAGCGTCCGCGAACTCGCAACCGCCGTCGGCGTATCGCACGGGGGAATCAACGACCTCCTCCAGGGCCACACCAAGACCACCAGGCACGACACCGCCCACGGCATCTGCCGCACGCTCGGCGTCGACCTGCTGGTGCTGTGGGCCCCCACCGGCCGCAGCGTCCAGGACCCCGACGAACCCGAAGCCGACAGCACCCCGGCCGTGTCCGTCGCAGCCAAAGCAGGTGCGGCATGACGACACAGACAGAGGTCGTGAAGCTCGACCTGTCCGCAGGCTCCATCCACGCGACGCTGATCGATGGCAAGCCGCACATCGTGCTGAGGCCCGCGATCGAGGAACTGGGGCTCAGCTACGCAGCCCAGTACCGCAAGCTCAAGACCCGCTCCTGGGCAGTCGTTGCTCAGAGGGCAACGACTGGGGCCGACGGCAAGACCTACGACATGAAGGTCGTTCCAGTACGCACCTTCCTGATGCTGCTGGCCACCATCAACGAGAACAACGTCGCGGAAGAGATCCGGTCCACGCTGGTTGCCTTCCAGAACGAGACCGCCGACGTCATCGAGGCGTACTGGACGCAGGGTGGAGCGATCAACCCGCGCGCCACTGAAGACCAGCTCGACTCTCTGGTCTCCCGCGCCAAGCAGCAGGCCGAGGTGCTGAGTGTCCTGTCCGGCATCGTCGATGCCGCGTGGCTGGAAACGAAGGCCCGCATGGTCGCCGCGCGGGCGCTTGGCGAAGAGCCCGAGATCGACCCGCTGGAAGCGCCGCTGTATGTGCCGGACTTCCTCAAGTCCAAGGGCCTGAAGCGCAAGCAGATCGAATCGGTGCAGTCATGGTTCGGGCGCCGCGTCGCCACTCTGCACGAGGCGGAGCACGGCGAGAAGCCCGGGAAACGTCAGTCGGACCTGCCGAACGGATCAGTCCGCGAGACATACGCCTGGACCGAGCGGCACCGGCTGCTGTTCGAGGAGACCTGGGATCGCTACTACGCGGATCAGTTTCCCACCCAACTCGCCATCGAAGGTGGCGCGCTGTGACCGCCGTCCGCCCGTTCGACCGGGCCGCTGCCGTCCGCCGTCTCGGCCCTGCCGCGGTCGCCACAGCCCGCCGCATCGTCGACGCCGCGCCCCCGCTCAGCATCGAGCAGCGCGAGCAGATCCGCGCCGCGTTCGCCACGGCCCGCCACCGGAAGACGGCCAACCCCGCCGCCTGACCCACGTAAGCGGGGCCGCCGGACGACACCCGACGACCCCTGACCCGCCCCGCCCACACACGAAGAGAGGCAGGCCATGAGCCTGAAGCCTAGCCCGGCCACCGCCCTTGAGCGGCTCCGCGCCGAGCACCCCGACCTCCCCGAGATGGCGCGCACCGTCATCGTCGGGCGTCACATCCACCTCGACCTGCTCGCCACCGACTTCGACAGCATCCGCGCCTACGCCGAAGCGCTGGGCGGCAGCATCCGCCCGCTGCGCCAGTTCATGTTCGGCGACACCAAGTTGCGGACGCACGAGCTGGCCACTACCTGGCAGGGCGTGCCGGTCCGGGTCTCGATCGACGTACCGCTCGCCGAGTCCGGCGCCTGGTACCGCGAGTGCCAGCTCGCCGAGCAACGGCATCAGGTGTGCGATCTCGACGCGGACTCGGCCTGCACGGTGGTGCCGGAATGAGCGCCCCGACCCGCCCCGCGTGGGTGCAGGCCAGCGACAACCGTTTCGCGGTCGAGTGCCTCATCGACCGCACGGGGCTGCCCGCGCCGGTCCTCGTCGGACGGCCCGACGCCGCGTACGTCACCGTCACCGACGTCGATGACCTCTCCCGGTGGCTGCAGGCGACAGGCGGCCACATCCGCGTGCACGAGTGGGATGGCGTGCAGACGTGGGTCCTGCACACCACCGCGCCCCGGCCCTGCAGTGATCCGGTGCAGGTGCGGGTCATGGCCGTGGCCGCCGTCGACGAGCCCGCCACGCACGACGTCCTTGAGGCGGTGCGGCGATGAGCATGTCGAGCCGTGCACAGGCCGCGCTGCGCCTGGTCAACGAGACGCTGATCGAATGCCCCAACCCGCTGTATGACCCGCTGTCACAGGCCATGAGCCTCCTCGACGCCGCCGGGTGGCTCACCACCCCGGCCGAGCAGGCCGTGCTGCGGCACCGTATCGGCGAGCTGGAGGCTGCCGCGGCCGAGGACCGGATAGCTGATGAGGACCCGATCGCATACGCGCTGATCGAGCAGGCCGCCACCGACGCCGTGGCCACCGAGTACAGCCTGGGGGCCGAGGAATGAGCCACCGCATGGTCCTCGCCCTCGACGCCCTGGCCGTGGCGTGGGGCTCGGTCCTGACCGTCCTGGGCCGTCAGGACACCCGCGCCGACCGCCGCCAGAACCCCAAGCCCGCCGCCCGCCACCGCGCACCACGAGGGGAATCCCGATGATCAAGTACCACAATGTGCACAGCCAGGCCGAGCTTGAGACGGCACTGGCCGCTGATGATGTGATCCCCATGTGCATCGGCGACGGCCATTACCACATTCCTGCTGCGTCCGGCTCGGCCACCGTCCAGGCGCACGGCTCAGCCACCGTCCAGGCGCACGGCTCAGCCACCGTCCGGGCGTACGACTCGGCCACCGTCCGGGCGTACGGCTCAGCCACCGTCCGGGCGTACGACTCGGCCACCGTCCGGGCGTACGGCTCAGCCACCGTCCGGGCGTACGGCTCGGCCACCGTCCAGGCGCACGACTCAGCCACCGTCCAGGCGTACGGCTCAGCCACCGTCCGGGCGTCCGGCTCGGCCACCGTCCGGGCGTCCGGCTCGGCCACCGTCCGGGCGTCCGGCTCGGCCACCGTCCGGGCGTACGGCTCAGCCACCGTCCGGGCGTACGGCTCAGCCACCGTCCGGGCGTACGGCTCAGCCACCGTCCAGGCGACCAAATACGTCGCTGTCCACCAATTCGCGCCCACCGCCACCATCACCGGCGGCGTCGTAATCGGCATCCCAGACTGGGGCGCCGCCACCATCGAGGACTGGGCCGACTACACCGACTGCACCATCACCGGCCGCACCATCACTGTCTACAAGGCTGTCGATCAGCAGCTCACATCCGATCACGGAACGGCATACCCGATCGGCGAGACCGTGACCGCCCCGGACTGGGCCGCCACCCGCGCATGCAGCAACGGCCTCCATTTCTCGCAGACGCCACAGCACGCCCGCTGCTACCAGCAGGGCGCTACCCGCTTCCTGGCCTGCCAGATCCGCACGGACGATGCGGTAGTCCTCGGCCACGACAAGATCAAAGCACGCTCCTGTGTGGTGCTCCACGAGGTGGACATCGACGGCCAGCCCCTGACCGATGCCGCCGGGGGTGCCGCATGACCACCCAGGCCATGCCCGTCGACGGGCCGCACCGCGTGTACGTCCGCCGCATCCCCTCCGGCGCCGAGCTCGACGTGTCCCACCTGATCGGCCGGCTCATCGTCGCCCTCGCCCGCGACTTCGAGGAGGACCCCGACGGCCTCGCCGACGAGCTGCGGCACATCGCCGACGCCGATCGTGCGGCCCGCGGCAAGGGCCCGGACACGCACGCGGCACACGACCGGGACCAGCGCGTGCAGCAGTTCCTCGACATGCTCGGCGGCGGCGTACAGACGGTGTACGGGGACCAGGTCCACGCACTCGCTGCGGCGCTGCTGGCCGCGGCCGCGGCGGGACAGCAGGTGGCGGCATGACCGCCCGCGACACGGTGCGCCGTCAGCTCCTGGCCGCGGGCGAGGACATCGACACCGCCGACCAGCTCATCACCGACCTGCGCATCGAGACGCTGAGCGACGCGATCGACCTGCTGCTCGACATCGCAGCCTGGGAGCGGGGCAGCCACAGTGCGGCCGGTATCCACCACGCGGTCGGCGCGCTGGTCGGCATGGCCGCCCGGTCCGGGGAGGGCACCCGCGAGGGCTGGCCCACCCGACCGAAGCCCGCTATGCGCGAGGCGCTGTCCCGCCTCCGCGACCACCTCACCACGGACACCGAGGACACCCAGACATGAGCGCCTTCACGTTCGCCCCTGCCACCCGCGAGCAAGCCAAAGCCCGCATCGCGCTCGCCGGACCGTCCGGCAGCGGGAAGACCTACACCGCACTCACTCTCGCCTGCTCCATGGGCGACCGGGTCGCCGTCATCGACACCGAGCACGGCTCAGCGTCCAAGTACGCCGCCGGACAAGACGGCGAAGGCTTCGCCTTCGACGCCCTCAACCTCGACAACTTCGACCCCCGCAACCTCGTTGCCGCGCTCGGCGCAGCAGCACAGGCCCGCTACCCCGTCGTGGTCATCGACTCCCTGTCGCACTTCTGGTCCGGAGTCGGCGGAATGCTGGAGCAGGCCGACCACGCCGCGAAGCGCTACGGCGGCAACAGCTTCGCCGGGTGGAAGGAAGCCCGGCCGATGGAACGCCAGCTGATCGAGGCGATGCTGGCCTACCCCGGGCATGTGATCGTCACGATGCGGTCGAAGACCGAATACGTGATCGAGGAAAACGAGCGCGGCAGGAAAGTGCCGCGCAAGGTCGGCATGAAGCCGGAGCAGCGCGACGGCATCGAGTACGAGTTCGACGTCGTCGGCGACATGGATGTCGAGAACACCCTGGTGATCTCCAAATCCCGCTGCTCCGCCCTGTCCGGTGCCGTGATCCAGAGGCCCGGCAAGGAGCTGGCTGACCAGCTCGTGGAATGGCTCGGCGGCGGCGTCGAGGCACCCGACCCCACGGAGTACATCGACCGGGCCGCGGCCGAGGACCTGACCTACGAGCAGGCCCGTGCGCTGCACCAGGAACTCGACCGGCGTCGTCTGCTGCACACGCCGCTGCTGCATCCGGTGACGGGCCAGGCCACCACGCTCGGCGAGCTGGTGACCGAACGCGGTCGGCAGCTCCGCGACCGCAACGGCGCTGTCCCCGCTGCTGTCCCCGCCGCATAACCATCCGCTGATCGGGGCCGCCCCCGCACACCCATGAAGGGGCGGCCCCACTAGGGAGCATCGCATGAACCTGCCCGATCTGGCGCTCGAAGAGGCCGCGCTCAAGAGCCTCGCCGACACCATCAGCGACCGCCTCAAGACCGTCCGCGCCTCCATGCAGGAGGCACTGGAGACCACCGGCGCGACCCGTCTTGACGCCACTCTCCCCGACGGCACGAAGGTCGCGACCATCAGCCGCACCACACCCAAACCCGCCGCCGTCGTCACCGACCCCGACCTGTACCTGGAGTGGGTCCGGGAGCACTCCGAAGCCAACATCACCACCCGCCTCGTCACCGAGGTGCGTCCCGCCTACACCGCCGCGCTCCTCGCTGAGATGACCGCCGCGGGCGTCGCGGAATGGGCGGACCGGGAGACCGGCGAGGTCCACCAGGTACCCGGCGTGGAAGTCCGCGCGGGACGCAGCACCTCGCATTCCGTCCGTCCGGTAGACGGCGGCCGGGAGGCCATTGCAGCAGCGTGGCGGGGCGGCCACCTCGCGCACCTCGACCTGCCGCAGCTCGGCGCGGGCGGTGAGCGATGAGCGCCCCCTGGAATGAACAAAGGCTTTGCGGCCTTGATTTCGAGAGCACCGGCCTCAACGTCGAGTCCGACCGGATCGTCACCGCCTGCGTCGTGCAGTGCGGCGGCGGGCAGCCCACCCAGTCGGCGGCGTGGCTTGCCGACCCGGGCGTTGACATACCGGCCGAGGCCACCGCGGTCCACGGCATCACCACCGCCCGCGCCCGCGCCGAGGGCGCCCCGGCGCGGGAGGTCGTCGAGAGCCTCGTGGCCGCGCTCGCCCAGGTGCAGCGCGACGGTATCCCCATCGTCGCCGCGAACGCCCCATTCGACCTGACGCTGCTCGACCGCGAGGCCCGCCGCCACGGCGTGCAGCCGCTCGTCGACATCATCGGCGCCGACCAGCTCCTGGTCGTTGACCCCATGGTTATCGACCGGCGCACGGACCGATACCGGCGCGGCTCCCGCAACCTGGCCGCCCTGTGCGCCCACTACGAGGTGCCGCTGGACGGCGCCCATAGTGCGGACGCGGACGCGATCGCAGCGTGCCGTGTGGCGTGGCGCATCGCCGCCGGTGATCCCGCGCTCGCCGCGACGCCGCTGCCGCGACTGCACGAGCAGCAGACCGGCTGGGCCGCCGAACAGGCCGCCAGCCGCGCCGCCTACTTCGCGCGCACCCCCGGCAAAGAACACCTCGCCCACACCGTCCGGCCGCAGTGGCCGATGACCACCCTCGAGGAGATTGCTGATGTTCGTTAGCCGCCGCCGCTACCGGCGCGACACCGAAGCCCTGCACGATCAGGTCCGGCGCCTGGTCGACGCGCGGGACGGGGCGCTGGCCGATGCCCTGGCGGAGGCCGGGGCCCGGACCATCTTCGTCCGCCGTCTCGCCGAGGCCGACGCCGCACTGGCCCGTGTCCACGGCCGGAACCGGCACCTGGCCCAGACGCTGGGTTTCGCGGTTGGGCAGGGCGACGCCGACTACAACCGGCTGTACGCCCGCCTGGTGCGCGCGCTCCGCGGCTGCGCCCGGTACCGGGACGAACTCGCCGGGCAGCACCGTCTCAATGACGTCCTGACGGACCGGCTGCTGTCTTCACTCGGTTACGACGACGCCAGCCTCCTGCGCCTCGGCGTCGACGTGGCTGATGACCGGCGCGACATGGGCGAGGTGCCCGGGTGATGTTCCTGACCGTGCTCGCCGCGGCCACCGCTGCCGCCGTCCTGACGTGGGCGGTGCAGGCCCGGTTCGGCGCACTCCGAACCGCCTACACGCTGGGCCGGCGGCACGCCGCCTTCGGCACAGACACCGGCGCGCTGTGGCTGGAATGCGGCGGCGCCTGCGCACACCTCACCACCCGCCACGACCCCGCCGGGCACGCCGCCACCTGCCGCGACTGCGGCGCCACACGCCACTGGAAGGAGACCTGATGTCCGGACGCCTCAACAAAGAGATCACCGCCGTGCCGCGGCCCACGCCGGAGGAACGCCGGCGGGCCTCGATCGCCTGCGCATGCCGGGCCCTCGACCGGGAAGACCTGCTCCTCCTCCTCACCGCCATCGGCCTCACCCCCGGAGGCACCCGATGACCGCCCCGCCCCTGCCCGAGGCCCGGTCCCCGTGGTGGCGACCGGAGCCCCGGCCCGCCATCACCATCATGGTGCACGGCCTTCCAGGACCTCAGGGATCGAAGAAGCATCTGGGCAACGGAGTCATGGTCGAGTCGTCGGCGAAGGTCAAGCCGTGGCGCCAGGACGTCAAGTACGCCGCTATCGGCGCCACCGCGGCCGTGCCCGGCTGGACGATCCTCGACGGACCCCTCGCGGTCGCGATGACGTTCACGTTCGCACGGCCCAAGGGGCATTACCGTACGGGCCGCAACGCGCACTTGCTGCGGGATGCGGCGCCCATCCGCCCGGCGGTGTTCCCCGACTTGTCGAAGATCGTCCGCTCTACGGAGGACGCTCTCACCGGCGTCGTCTGGTACGACGATCAGCGGGTCGTGGAGTACGTGCGGCTCGGCAAGTACTACGCGGGGACGGACGCGTTCGACGTGCTGACCGTGCCGGGGTGCGTGATCCGCGTGTGGCCGTTGGAGGTGCTGGCTGGCTGCCAGTGGCCCGACCGCGAGGCGGTGACCCGCCGGTGAGCTACGCGCCCGACACTCTCCAGCGCGCGTACGACTGGCGTGACGACGCGCTGTGCCGCCTCGCCGATGATCCCGGCCTGTGGTTCCCCGAGCACTCCAACCAGATCAGCCCGGCCAGGCGGTGGTGCGACCTGTGCCCCGTCAGGCAGGTGTGCGGGGAGTGGGCGATCGCCCACCCGCAGCAGGGCATCTGGGGCGGCATGTCGGAGGCCCAGCGCGATGAGATCCGCAGACAGCGCGGCTGGATCAAGCCGCAGAAGCCCGCGGAGTGCGGCACCGAGAGCGGTGCCCGACGTCACCGCAACCGCGGCGAACCCATCTGCCCGCCTTGCGCTGACGCCGACCTGCAAGCCGGACGCCGCCGCCGCGAACAGGCCAAGCATTAACCGGGCAGCCCCGCACACCACCACCCCACGGAAGGACACCCCATGAACACCACCGCCCACACCGCCGGACCCATCGCCGGGACCCTCGCCAAGATCCGGCTCGGTGAGGCAGTCGCCGCCGAGCTCGGCATCCCGCTCGCCGACGGGGTCAGCGTCGTCAACGCGGTCTTCAACGTCATCACCCGCACCGTCACCGCTGGCCGCCCGGTGATGGTGTCCAACTTCGGCACGTGGATTCCCGTGGACCGGGCCGAACGCGCGGGCCGCAACCCGCGGACCGGTGAGCCTGTGACGGTCCCGGCCCGGCAGGAGGTTTTCTTCCGGACCGCGCCGCGGCTCCGTGAACTGGTCGCTGCGGCCGATCCGGAGGCGGCGACTATCCGCAAGGCCACCGGCAGCTGACCGCCACGCCTGGCGCCCCGCCCCGCGCGTGTGCGGCGGGGCGCCCCACCGGCTGCTGGGAGGCCGCGATGCTCCTCGACTGGCACGACCCGGCTCACTGGTCCACGCGCGCCCGCCCCTGCCGGTACTGCGCCAAGCCGACCCACCTCCGCGACTCCAAGCGCAAGCCCGCGCACAAAGTGTGCGCCGAGCAGGCCCTCACCCAGCAGGCCGCCGACACGGCGGCCGCCTACCGGAAGGACACCCTCTGATGCCCACCCGTACCTTCACCCGCGAGCAGCTCGACGCCTGGGACCTGCCTGGCGCCTGGGCCGACGACTCGCCCGAGATCCTCCACCGCGAGCAGGTCGAGACCCGCCGCTGGGTCTCCGTCAACGAACTCATCTTCCGCGCCCCCGACGACGGCAAGACCTACCAGGTCTTCTACGAGGAGGGCCTCACCGAGGGGCAGGAAGGCACCGACCCGTGGTGCGACGAAAGCGAGATCAAGGCCGTCGAGGTTGAGCCCCGTCAGGTCACCGTCACCAACTGGTTGCCCGTCGCGGACGCCTGACCCGCCCCCGTACCAGTGCGGCCCGTCACCCATCCCCACCCCCCGAGAGGACACCTGATGCCCGACATCCACTTGAAGATCCGCATCCACGGTGAGGACCAGATCACCGTCGACGCCGACGCGTGGCGCGACGCGCAGGAGGCCGGTGAGGAGGACGAGTTCCTCGACGGTTACGACGTCTTCCGTGAGGCCGAGTACACGGTCACCGTGCTGGACGCGGACGGCGAGTGACCCGGGCGCGTGGTGGTGGTGTGTCGTGCTGGCCGGGTGGCTGGTGCGGCACACCGCCGTGCTCAGGGCTCGGCGAGCGCATTCACCGCGCGCTCGTAGAACTCCGGCGTCACAACGTAGGCGCGCCGCTCGCCGCGCTCGGTGAAGGCTGCGGCCTGACCTCGTTCTCGGACGCCGCGGATCAGCCGGGTCAGGTTCGCGCGGGCATCCGTCATCGACACCTCAGCGACACCGTCGTCCGCGGTCCGAATGCCCTGGTCCGTAGCCATGGCCAGAGTGTAAGTCATGGTCAATCTCTCCAATCTCTCCAATATTTAAAGTAGTATGGCAGTGCGATCCCGGCACCGCCAGACGCACAAACCAGCCACGCCCAGCAGTAAGGAATCCCCGAATGGCAAAGCCCAACGTCGGCCGCAGTTGGCGCACCCCCATCAAGCACGACTACCTGTGGAGCATCGTCGGACAAGAGGCCGGAGCCATACCCAACCTCGGCGCCCAGGACTGCGCCTGGTACGACCTCACCGCCGGAGACGCTGCCCTCATCCCCGGGCAGATGTGGCACCGCTCGTGCTCGCCCGGCATCCTCGCCTACCACGCATCGCAGTGCCGAGTCCCCGTGCACGTCCGCCTGCACGAGATCCAGACCGCCACATACGACCGGCTCCTCGGCAATCTGGGCAGCTACCTCCCGGCCCTCGGCTACGGCCCGACAACGCCGAGCGTCTGGACCCACCCCGTCAGCGGATCAACCGTGGCGGCCCACAACCTCAGGGGCGCCGAAGCCGACGTCACCGACATCGACCGGGACACCGCTGTCTTCGTGGTCAACGACCCGAACGCGATCATCGATTGGGCGATGCGGCCAACCTTCACCGCCGAGATCGCCGATCGCACCGGGCTGTCCCGTGGCCTGTCCACCATGGGCTGCAACCCGGCTGGTCTCAAGCGGCTCACCATCGACGAGCGCATCAAGTGGTTCGCCACGGTCCGCGAACAGCAGCAGGCCATGCCCCACTACCGCGACCTGTCGCTCGCCGCCCTCGACCGGGACGAGGCTCAGTGGGCGTACCTGGTGGCCACCTCCGACAAGTGGCGCCCCAAGACCGACCAGGCCGCCCGGAAGAGCGCCAAGAACTGTAAACGGTCCGTGAGCATCGCATGGTGGCGGCAGAACCCCAGCCAGTTCGACGATCTCCTGCTGCGCCTCTTCCTTCAGAAATCCGAGCTGAAGCAGATCCACGGCCGCGAGCAGGAGTGGATGGCCGCGACCGACGTGCAGCGGCTGGCGATGATCCCGCGGCCGGTCGCGCCGAAGACCGGCGACCTGCCCGACAGCGGCGGCGACCTGACGCTGTTCGACCTGGGCGACGTGGCGTGACTCGCCACTACGTGCCGCCGAAGCCAGGCGTCGACAAGCCGTACCGCACGTACGCCGAGTACCTACGGCACCCGCGGTTCCTCGCGGTCCGCCAGCTGGTGTTCGCGCGGGCCGACGGGCGATGCGAGCGCTGCCGTGACCAGCCACCGACGGAGCCGCACCACCTGCGCTACCCGCCCTGGGGCTCCTTCGACATCCCGACCAACCTGCTCGCTCTGTGCCACCGGTGCCACTGCGAGATTCACGGAAAGGGCAACTGATGGCACGCCTCGGAGAGTTCGATGTCCACCCGTTCGCGGATGCGTTCCCGTTCGTCGACGGGGAGGAGTTCACCCAGCTGGTGGCGGACGTGAAGAAGAACGGCCTGCGTGAGCCGATCATCCTGAACCACGACGGCACGGTCCTGATCGACGGCCGCAACCGCTACCGCGCCTGCGACACCGCCGGAGTTGACCAGGTCTACGAGCGGTTGGGCGCGCACTATACGGAGCCGATGATCCTCGACCTGATCGTGTCGAAGAACATGGCCCGCCGTCAGCTCAACCCGGGGCAGCGTGCGTTGATGGCGCTGGAGTACGAGCGGTACTACGCCGAAGCGGCAAAGGAAGCGCAGCGCGCAGCGGCCCGTAGCACCACGGAAAAGGTAAACGCGCAGGTCACAGGATCGACGCTTATGGCAGATCTGCCATCTGCCGATGTCTGGATCGAGCCACAAGCACGGGAAGAGCGCACATCGAGGGAGCGCGCCGCGAAGGTCGTCGGCAGCTCAGGCCGCGCTGTGCAGCAAGCCAAGGCCGTCGTACGTGACGCACCCGACCTCGCCGCCAAGGTTCGCGCAGGAGAGATCGCCCTCGACGCGGCAGACCGCCAGCGCAAGCAGCGCATCGCCGCCATGCCCAAGCCAGAGCCCGCCCCGAAGCCCAGCCGCGTCATGCTCACCCTCAGCACCCACACCGGCGACGAAGTCCAGTACCCCAAACCCGCGGCCAAGGCCACCTTCAACGAGACCAAGGGTGCCGGAATCTCCTGGGCCGCCTGGTCCTGGAACCCCGTCACCGGATGCCTCCACGGCTGCACCTACTGCTACGCCCGCGAGCTCGCCACCAACGAACGCTACCGAGGCGCCTACCCCGTCGGCTTCACCCCGCTGTTCCACCACGATCCAGACCGGGGCTACACCCGCCTCGACGCCCCGGCGAATACGGCTATCCCCGAGCAGTACCGCGACGACGCCCACCAGGCATGCGGCGATGGCAGCTGCAGGGTCTGCGCCTATCGGCGGGTGTTCGTGTGCTCCATGGCCGACCTCTACGGCCGCTGGGTGCCCGACGAGTGGATTCAGAAGGTCCACGCCTCCATGCTTGCCAGCCCGCAGTGGCAGTACATCACCCTCACCAAATTCCCCGCCCGCTACGTGGGCTTGGAGATGCCGCCGGGCGCGTGGGTCGGGACCTCCGTCGACGAGCAGAAACGCGTGCGCATCGCCGAGGACGCCTTCCGGAAGATCGACGGCGCCGCAGTCAAGTGGCTCTCCCTCGAACCGCTGCGGGAGCCGCTGGAGTTCACCGACCTGTCGGTCTTCGACTGGGTCGTCATCGGCGCCCAGACCCAGACGCAGCAGCCCACCGGAACAGTGCCCGCGTTCGCCCCGCCCTTCGAATGGGTCGCCCGCATCGTCGTCCAGGCCCTCGACGCCGGATGCCGCGTGCACCTCAAACCCAACCTCCGGTCCGCACCTGGCATGGAGTGGCTCGACCAGTACCCGCTCACCACCTAGCCGCACCCGTGGGGCCGTCCACTGTGGCGGCCCCGCCCCGGCCATCGCAAGCGCTACCCGAAACCAGCACCCGTACAGCACTACCAGCGAGAAGAGGCCATGTGAGAGTGCGACGCTCCCGGCTCACCGCGGACTTCGTACAGCTCCCGAACAGGACTGTGCGCGACGAACGGCTGAGCTACATGGCGCGGGGCATCCTTGCCGAACTCCTGAGCCGCCCCGACGGCTGGGAGGCCACGGCCGACGACCTGTGGCGTCTGGCTTCCGAAGTGCGCGGCGCGAAGGGCGAGGGTCGCCGCGCTTTCCGGGCGGCCTTCGCGGAGCTCAAGGAGTGCGGGTACCTCGCCGCGCACCGTGAGCCTCTGCCGGGCCATCGTCACGGGACCGTCCTCGTCATCTCCGACGTGCCACACGCTGGTACGTCGGTGCGACCTGCGACGTTGCCAATCTGCGCAGGTCGCACCGAC